ATCCCTTCGGATCATCCGAAGGAAGAATGCAGGATGGCAGCATGCGGCTCGATCTCGCGGATCTTCATCTGTTTCTCTGCGTCGCGGATGCCGGCAGCATCACCCGGGGTGCTGCCCGCGCCAACCTGGCGCTGGCCTCGGTCAGCGCACGCCTGCGCAGCATCGAAGCGGATGCGGGCATAGCGCTTCTGGAACGTCACCCCCGCGGCGTCATTACCACCGAAGCCGGGGAAGCGCTGGCTCACCATGCACGCCTGATGTTGCGTCAGCAGACACTGCTTAAGGGTGAATTGAGGGATTTTGCCACGGGCACCCGCGGCACGCTTCATCTCTATACCAACACGGCCGCACTGACGGAATTCCTGCCGTCCAGGCTCGCCCCCTGGCTTGCCGATCGACCGCGCCTGCATGTCGAGTTGAAGGAGCGCACCAGTTCGGACATCGTGCGAACCGTTGCCGCCGGCCTGACCGAGGCCGGAATCGTCTCCGATGCGATCGATGCGCAAGGCCTGCAGCTGCAGCCTGTCGCAAAGGATCGTCTGGTACTGATAGCGCCCGCCGGGCACCCTCTCGCACACCGCAGCAGGGTGTATTTCGCCGAGGCTCTCGACGAACCCTTCGTCAGCCTGGCTGCCGGTAGCGCGCTGCAGGATCACATTGAAGAACATGCACGTGCCGCCGGCCATTCGCTGACGCTGCGCATCCGCATGAAAACCTTCGAAGGGCTGTGTGAAATGGTGGCGCACGGCGTTGGCCTGGGCATCGTGCCGCAGCGCGTTGCCAGCCGCTATCGGCGGCGGCACGGCTACCGAACGATTGCCCTGGCCGACGACTGGGCGCATCGTCATCTCTGTCTGTGCTTCCGCGACTGGAAAACACTGTCTTCGCCGATGCAGAGCCTGCTCGTCCACCTGGGCGCGAAAACCGGGTCATGAAGCGCCCGTTCGTGCCCATATAGGTAGGCACACTTCTTCCGGCCCAGAAAAAATCAAGGATGTGGAGATTGTATCGAGCGACCGGCAACACCCAAGTGCTCTGCCCTGCCCTAGAAACGCGAAAGCCCCGGAATCCGGGGCTTTCAGCTTGTCACATGGTGCGGACGGAGAGACTCGAAAACACCGCCGCAGGCCCTATAGGTGCTGGTCGCCGCTTCGGCAGTTATCGTCAGGGGACCACCCAGGGGACCACTTCATCGACGGTGGAAATTCTATGGTCCAAGCCTTGACCTGCACGACAAATCAACTATATGTTGACATAATGTGCGACAAGTTGAGAGAAACCCGAGGACTATCGCTATGACCTGCCCTCCTCCGCGGCGCAATCGCTTGGGTGATATGGAATGTCCTGCTTGCAGTAGGACCTGGGAAATATGGGACTCCAAGCCCGTCTGCAACGGAGATCCGCGCGATCGAACCCGGATGATCGCTGACCGTGAACTCGCCAAGATCAGGCGCTTGTTGAACGCCGAACCAGGTCTTCCTGCGCCCGCAAAATCAACTTTTGGTTGATCATCGCGCAGCGGCACCACGCGCCAGTCGGCGGCTGTGCCGGCGCCTTCGATCCGCGACTGCCAACAGGGCGAAGCCGGTCACCAGCAGCAGCTCGGCGTTTGTCGGCGCCCTGCCCAAGTACCCCGGCGCCAGCAGAGAGGCGGCGGCACCCACGCCGATCAAAATGAAGGCCAGGCGAATCGGCAGCGGCGTGGTGCGACACATGTGGTTCGTCGCGCAGATCGAAGACCAGAGCGCCACGAGGGACGCTATCGAGTTGAGCGTGATGCAGACGATGCCCCAGATCATTGAAGTTGCCCTCCTACGTCGGCCGCCTTGCGTTGCGCGCGCTGGATCAGCACCGGAATCAGGAACTGCGCCAGCAGGCCGAGCCAAAAGCCCACGAATACCAGCGTTACCAGCGGGCTGATTCCCTCCAGGGTGCTGGCCACATAGTGCGCTGCGATCGGCGCCGTGTAGCCCGCAGTCAGAGTGGCGGTGACTGGCGTCCATATCCGCCGCCAGAGTCCCATCGGCGGGAGGAACGACAGCGATACCAGGCCGCCGGAGAACCCGGCCAGCAAGGCCTCGTAACTCAGCCCGGTCGCAACACCCCAAAGCGTGATTGACGTCGCCACTACGGCGTTGGCGGCTTGGGTGGTTCGCTCCATCACTTCTCTCCGGCTGAGCCCGTTCGTTGCCGAGAGGTTACCTGAGCGAAATTTTCAGATCATCCGGTTATTGATTTGTCAACACATCGTTGAAAATCAAACGTAGAAAGTCGGAACGTCCCGGCCGGCGCCCATCACTTGGCTGATCATTCCGTTCTGTAGGAGGACGCGGTCGCCGATCTTCGGGGCGACACCAGGTGCAGCTGGGTAGTGCCGAGTGCCGCGCTTTGTGGCCACCGAATACTGCCCGGACGCCGTCGCTGTGATCACGCCGGTGACGTTGGCCGTGGACGGCGCCAGCAGCTCTCGTAGTGCGTTGAGCGCCTGGTTGATCATGTCGGCTTCCTCAGCAGGGTGACCTCGAGTAGAACGGTGGCACCTCGAGCCCGGTATGCAACTCCGACGATCTTGCCGTAGTAGGTCTCGCCCTGCAGGCTGTCGTGCACCTCGGCGAGCTGCCCGGTGCGCACGCCGCCGCGATACTTGCAGGTCAGGTAGACCTTCTGCAGGCCGCTCGCCTTGTCGATCTCCGCGCGCCCGCGCTCGAGCAGCACTAGCTCCGTCGACATCAGGGGATCGACGATGTCCGCCCCCTGGCTGGTCCCCTCCCCGCGCTGCACATAGGCTTCTGGCATGTCACTCTCCTGTGATCAGGACGGCGATGTCGAAGGAGTCCCGGCCGTTGATCTGCGCCGGCGAATTCAGCCGCCAGATATCGAACTTCGTGGTGTAGCGGACAATGGCCACCCCGACGCCAGGAGTCGTCGCCCTGATGGCCTGGCCGCCGGCCGCCGCGATTTGCCCGAGGTCGTTGCCCAGCCACTCGAAGCTGTCCAGCGTGTAGACCGGGTAGCGCACGTTGCCATCGACCACATCGAGGAAGGTGATCGTCTCCTCGACCTGATGCTGACCGCTGCCGATCCGCGAGACGCTGCCGGCGGACGCGCGATGCTCGGTCGACTGGACCTTGTGCCGGTAGACCAGGTAGTTGACCGAGTCCCCCGGCAGGAACTGCGTGCGCCCGTTGTTGGTGCCACCCTCGGCGACCGAGCGCGCGTCCACCTCGGCGATCAGCAGGGCGTCGTCCTGGGCCGCCTGGCCGAACGTGACGACGAGAGAAGCGGTGACCGCCATTCAGATTTCCTCCACCAAAAATTGCGCCGCGCCGTCGACCGCATATTCGGCGTTGTAGGCGATGGCCTTTGTGCGGTAACGGATACGCAGCAGGCTGTATTGCTGTGCGGTGGCGCTGATCTCGGTGGAGTACGGCGCTGCCGACACGCCGCCCAGGTTGCGATCGAGCCATTCGGTCTCGAGGATCGCGTCGACGGGGAACCGCGTCTGGCCAACGCCCTGACGGATCTCGATCGTCTCCTCCTCGTCCCGGCTGACAACGCCAAGCGGCCCGAGCACCACACCAGTACGCGTCGACGTGACCGCCAGATTGGTGCGCCAGGTGCCCGGGTAAACCAGCAGCTGGCCCCGGTGGCTGTCGCCGGCGTCCTGCTCCCATTCGATCCGGTCGCTCTCGGCCGCAGTGGGCGAGTCCGTCAGGTAGAAACGATCGAACACCGCCGCCGCCACAACGCCCTCGCGCACGGAGATGTTGTCCGCAGCATCGGTGAACGTGTGATCCGAGGGGAGCGTGCCCCAGGCAGGTACGGAAACCGGGAAGGCTGGGCGGACCAGCAGCGTGCCATCCTGCTTGCCCTCCACCACGCCGCCGGCCGCCTGGGCGATCTGCTGAATGACGGACATTGGCGAGGCATTGCTCACGCCGAGCCGGTGCGCCGGGATGACCCAGTCGACGATCTGCCAGTCCACGTCGATGCCGCCGGCCAGCTCTTGCACAGCGTCACGGGCGCTGACCGGCTCCGTCCAGGTCCGCGTGATCTCCGCGGCGCGATCCGGCGAGCTGTCGAGCATGGCCGCCGGCGAGACGCCCGAGATGGTCATGGCTATGCCTGCCGGTCGATCACGGTTGAGAGATTTGGAGTCGACGATGAACTCGTAGCGGTCGCTGAACAGCACCACGGTGAACGGGTCGTTGCGGCGGAACAGCTGGTAGTCGCCCACCAGCGCCAGTTCGATGCTCGAGGTCCAGGCGTAGCCGCCTTCGTCGAAGGCAAGGTCGCCGTTGGCGATCGGGATCCGCCTGCCGTCCTTCTCGACGTGCGGGTTGCCGGACAGGTTGATCACCGCCGACGACTCGGTGTCGTAGAACGCGCGGTGCTGCGCGGCGACGGGTACGAAGGCCAACAGGTCCACCGGCGCCTCGTGGGCGGCGGCGACAGGTGCCGACTGCGACCAGGGCGCCTCGTGCTGGGCGGCCACACCAGTGAAGACGTGCCAGTTGGCCTGGTGCTGTACGATGATACGCGTTGCCCAGCTGGCCTCGTGCTGCGCACGCACGGCCTCGGTGAGCTGCAGGTCGAGCAGTGCCTGGTGACCGACCTGGACACTAGCCACCAGCGTGAACTCGGCAGCGTGACTCGCCGGCGCAATGCGGTTGCCGAACGGGGCGTCGTGGTGCACCAGTACGCGCAGGCCCCATAGAGCGTCGTGCTGCTGGCGAATCTTCGGTCCGATCTCGAACGGTGCATCGTGTTGCGCGGGCTCGATGGGGTTGCTGTTGGAGAACGTCGTTTCGTGCTGAGTGGACACCAGTTCACGAAGCGAGAATACCGAAACCAGCTGAGCCCGGACACGGCCACCAGCATCCTGGGAGGTGGCGTTTAGGGTTACCTCGTTGAGGCCGTGCCGGTTCAGCTGCATGGGTTACTCGACGGGGAGCAGGATGGGCTTGCCGATATGCAGTTCGGAGTTGGTGGACTCCGCATAGATACCCAACACCCCCTTACCGTCGAGCTTGGTCTGCACCGACAGGTACTTGTTGTCGGGGGTGCCCACGGACGTCCAAGTGAGCCCATCCGGGGACATGTGGACCTTGCTGGTGCTTTCGTCACCCGCCAAGAAGCCCAGGGGGCCGAAGTGGAGGTTGTTTAGCCGCCAGTAAGACCCTTCGGGTGCCACAGGCACCGTTTCCCAAGTTTGACCAGCGTCCGTGCTGCGCAGAACGTCGCCGCCGCCTAGACATGCGAGGATGATGCCCGTGGCAGGGTCTTCGGCGTACCAATTCCCACCCTGGTACGTGGCCCCCGTAGGCCCCTTAACCTCCCAGCGGCCCAGCACTGTGGACACCAGCCAGTTTCCGCTATAGTCGAACCCGACGAAGGCTTGCGCGACGTCAGACCAGAGGGTGAACGCTAGTGGTGCCGGGGACTCGCCCGCGTTCACCAGAGTCTCCACAGACTCGGCCCAGGTGCCCCCCCCATCCGTGGTAATCATGGAGAATGTCGTCGGGACCTCGGAGCCTTCCGCCCCGGATTGCCCGAGACGGCATAGCACCTGACCTTGGCCTGTGACCGGGTTGAGCGCCGTTCGGGTGAAAATTTCAGTGCCGTTGCCCAAAAACTCGGCAGTGGTGGTCAGCAGCTGGGACAAGGACCAGCTCTTGCCATCCGGGGACGAAAGCAGGTTCACCCCCGCCATGGTGCCCGTCACTGGGTCAATCTCGCCCGCAGCGTTCACTGGGACGGCAGCTATCAGCTCACCTCGCTGTGGCGACCAGACCAGACGGTGGGGATGCCGGCTTGTAGTGGGCAGGGCACCGCCCAGGGCCCACAGCTCGCCGTCCTCGGACCATGCGATGGACGTGACACCTGTGTTGCCGAGGCTCAGGTAAACCCCCAGCTCAGGAACCGCCTGAATCGGTGCTTTCAGCGGGAGGGATGCCGCGATGGATGGCCCCCAGGTGAGCCCCGCCAGGTAGGTTTCCGGCACCAGATCGCCAGTCGCGAGCCAGACATCCGACGACACCTGCTTCAGGCGGATCATGGTGCCCCGGCCATTCGTTTCGAGCTTCGTCGACTTCTTCTGGATGATCTCCACGCCCTCGACCACGCTCACGGTGACCGAGTCGTTGCTCAGCTGGCCAATCTCGATCTCGGTGCCAACCGGGAAGTTGATGGCGGAGCGCAGAGGGACGACCACCTCGCCGCCCAAGTCCGAGGCGAGAAATACATTCGCATGGGCGAGGGCCAGCGCGGTGCTGCCCCCGGGCAGCTCGACGATCTTCTTGCCGCCGGCGCCACCCTGCAGGACCCAGTCGGCCGGGGACAGTACGCCCTTGGCCAGGTACTGATCGCCGCTGCTGGTGTCGGTGTAGTGGGCGCCGATGCTCGGAGGTGCGGAGGTAGGTGCGCCAGGTCCTGACGCGGTGTGCTGGGTCATTTAGGTGGTCCCCTCTATGGTTGTCAACTTTCCGCTTGCGCACAAATCAACAAAAAGTTGATTTTAAGGACGACAGCGATTACCGCAGAGCCGCGCCTGCCAGGGGTCGCCCAGAGGCGTCATCGAGTGTGCGTCAACCAGCGATTGGCCCCGTCAGGATATTACCCGATGAGTCTGTGAGCTGCGCCCCGAATTGATCGAGCAGCGCGCCCGGCGCCGTGACTGCCCCGGTAAGCCTGGCACCGGAGGCGTCGGTCAGGTAGTTGCCGTCCTGGTCGGTCAGGTAGTCCGAATCGCTACCGCCGCCGCCCTCCAGCGCGATGATTCGAAGCATCATCATGGTGGCGACCTGACGCAGTTCCTCAATGTCCACCATGCTCGGCAGCTGGGGCTTGCCCCGGATCGAGGTCCAAGTTGGCCCACGCTCCAGCTCCGTCACGCGACCGCCGAGAGCGGTCTGGCCCCCCGTCAGGCGCGTGTTCAGATCGTCCAGGGCCTGCTGGCTGGAAGCCCCGATGTCCGCCGGCACCGCGGGAATGAACGGCTTGTCACGCAGCGCCAGGTAGCTGGGCTGCTCGGAGAGATACCCGCCGGTCGCATAGGACGGGATCCAGTCCACCGGAGCCTCGGCCAGCCAGCGGGTCAGCAGCCCTTTGACCAGCGTCCCGGCCGGCCACTCGCGCACCTCGGTGCCCTCTTCGCCCCGGCGTACCTCGAGCTGGCTGCCGTCGTTCACCAGCAGCGCGCAAACCTCGAACGTGTCCGGGCTCAGCGGGTCGATGAGCGTCACGCGGCCTTCTTCTGTCGGACCGGGGGCCGCAAACGTCTCGGTGCCACCTTCCAGATCGAGCAGGGTCGATGCGAGGTCGATGCCTTCCGCCAGCACGCCTTCCGAGTTGTTCAGCGGGAAGCAGCGCCCGTCGCCCTGGCGACCAGTCTCCAGCAGCTTGACCCAGTGATGTAGCTCTTCGTCCGTCGCTTCGCGCTCCAGCATGAAAGCATTGGAGAATGTTGCGCGACCGCCGGACACGGTACTCGTGCTACTGCTCCGGAAAAAACCTGGGAAATAGACCGACCCGTATCGCGGGATGGGATCTGCCCGTTCAAACGCGCCCACGCCCGGGATAATCACGCGGGCTCGGACCGTACCGTCATCCGATCGGCTCCAGGACAGGTACGCAACAGGCCCCGTCACGTCCGCCCCGGATGGGTAGGTCTCGCCGAAGGGTTCGGTCTTATTCAGCTCGCTAGTGCGGGTCTGCAGTGCGTACCGGAAGTCCCCATTGGCCTCGTAATACCTGTCAAGCCCGATACTGAAGTCGAACGTGGTGCCTGGCACCACGATATTAAGGAGGTTTCTGAGGTAGCCGTTTGTATGGTTGTTCTTCACACGGGCGAACACGGTGAACGCCCCAGTGAGATACGCAGCCGAAGCAGGTGTTGTCAGGTAGCGCTGATCCGACCCAGCCCAAACACTCCCGCAGTAGTCCAGTGTGGGGCCAATCCACGGGCCGCCAGATTGGTCATCACCGGCAGCCTTGGCGGTCATCCACGCATTCTCGGTGTCCTCGCCGGAGGATCGGATCAAGTCCGCGCCTCCGATCAGGTCCACCACCTCGTTCGTTACCGGGTCGGGCTCCCAGAAATGGAGCGCACCGTGCCGTTTGATGACTTCTTTGAATGGGTACTGGGTGAGTTGGGTCATGATATCCCCTGCGTTAGGCTCTCACCAACGCGATCAGTCGATTGCGGAAGCTCTGGGATGGCCACTCCGGGGCATACGGCCCTAAGCGGATGTCCAACCCTCCAAAATCTGGGCGGAATCGACCCCCCCTCAATTCGCCGGAGTATAAATTTATGTACAATTCCAAGGAGAATCGGGAGAAGTCCACCGTAGCCACAACCCGCTCAGTCCCATCAGGTGAAAGATCGGATATACGCAGCGAAGCCCCTAGCGCCTTAATTCGGGCTCTAGGGCTTCTGTTTGGCCAACGTAGCTCCCAGTGAGATACGGAGCTACTAGGGTAGCTGCGGTCCCGCACTTCCACGCCATCGGCCAGCCGGAAAATAGGTGGTGCACCTTTTTTAGCGCCTAACCCCTCTGCGGGAATCGCCGCCGGAACCACCCGCATCTGAAAAGAAACGCCAGAGCCGTCCACCCCTGCCTCGAAATATACGGCACCAGGTAAGCGTCGCCCGTAGAGGTAATTAGCCAGGACACCAGGCCAGTTTGCGTGGGACGTGAATCCGGCCCCATTTTTTACCACACGGATATCGGAAGTCCCCTCAAGCTCAATCTCCGGCGTACCGGGTATGTGCGACACACCATGGGCCAGTTGGACCTGAACCTGAGCCGCCTCCAAACGCTGTGCCTCAGCTAAGGTCATGTGGACGCCGTGCTCATCGGCAAGCACGTATACATTTTCGCGAGGGGGGACTAGGTAGACCACCGCGAAAGATTCATACGGACGGTCAGGAGCCGGTACGTCCACACCCCCAGCTAGGGTGCTCTCGGGGGGCTCACCCCGTATCAGAAGCAGCTCCCAGTAATCCAAGGAAGTGAAGGCGCGCGGCCCCCTGGCCCTCATGTTAGATAGGTCTTGCTGGCTTGGAAAACCCCCGTAATAGCGCCTGAAGCAGTCATCCACCGACGACTCAGGATTTTCAACCCGCAGGGGTAACTCTGACACGGCGTATCGGGTACCTGTGAGGCCCACCCGGGGGTTCCCACCGCGACTACGAGCCACCCGCACAGGCCCCACCTGCGATGTCACCAGCCTTATATCCAACGAAAGGTCGTAAAATCTTTCATTAGTGGCATACCTAAGCAAATAGTCAGGTCCGAAGGACGGGTACCCCGGTACTCCGCAGGCATCCTCACCGCCCTCCGCTTCCACCACATACCTGAACGGCCCCTCGACAACCGCCATTACGACACCCCCGAATTATCGAACCGCAGAGTCACGGGGGCCCCGGATCCCCGGTTGAACGTCACTTCCTCGATACGCTTGATGGTCACGCCATCCACGTCCACGTCCGACATGACTCTGCCGCTTTCGGTCCACGTGGACGTCAGCTCGTCATCTACCGTCTCCTCCACCGGCGGCCATGCCGTGCCGAACACGTACCCCCCAGTCCCGATCTCAACCTTCTCCTCCACCGGATCGAATTCCAGTATTTCGAACGGCACCACGACCGAAGTATGTTCCCCGCCCCGGAATGCGGCCACCAGGACCTGGAAGTCCTCACCGGTAGGGGTGACGGTCAGCTCGACTACCTGGTAGGTGGCTTGATAGCTCACGTCCACGATGCCGTAGACCGCCACGGGGGCGACGACTTCCCCACTGGCGTAGGTCAGCTCCAGCGTGGGCAGCAACGCCCCTGTCGTGTCGTACACACGGCCGACGGCCGACAGATTCGCGCCATGGCCGATGTAATCGAGGGACGCCCGGTCCGTTCCGGCGAAAATCAGGGTTTCCGAAAGCGTTGCCGTCACGACATGCCGGGGCAGCACGGTGCCGTAGTTGCACGTCAGCAGGGCCGCCCCAGGTGGGTACATGCGAATCCTGCGGACTGGCCATGCCGCCTCATCCTGCTGGTACAGCTGCTCGCCGGCGCGCACCTTCGGGTCGCGCGAGGCCTCCTTCACCGCCGCCGCGATTTCAGCGCTGGCATAGCCGCCCCAAAGCGTGGGGTACCTCGCAATGGTCGCAGCACCTTCAGCTTGAAGCTGAGCCGTCAGGCCATCGAGAGCCCCTTCAACCTTGGACGGGAGCACATTGTCGTCAGCCGCATACTCCAGCCGGAATCCGCTATCAGCCGACCCCGGCGCGAAGCTGACCGAGATATTGGTCTGGCTCATGCGCTTTCGCCGTCAACGCCAATCACCATACGGTTACCCGAGATGGACGCAGCCCCGGCCGGGACGATCTGCTTGTACCAGATGGGCAGAGCTGCGGGACTGGTGGTGAAAGTGATTCGGTCACCGGCCACAAAGGCACCGTTGAAGGCTGCCGCCGGTAGGGTGAAATAGCGGCGCCCGGGGAACGCCGGGTTCACAGGTGAAGCACCACCAGACGTGTTACCGGCGCCGATGTTACCCAGCGTGTCACCGACAATGCTGAATGCCGTGGGGGATGTGAACGTGAGGGTCCAGTCCTGCTCGACCGTGGCCAGGCTGTCGCCGGTGATCGGGTGATTGGCCAGCAAGCTGCCGGCAGCGGACGTGACGAGCGGATTGGTCACAGCCGGCCTCACTTCCCCCGGTTGGTACACCGATGAGACGATGGTTTCGTTCGCTGCATAGCCGTACTGTAGCGGCTCTACGAGCGTAACGGTCGCCACGTCCCCGGCATACTCCACCGCCTCCACGACCTGAAACTCTTCGTTCCCCGCCCCGGAGACTGACGTCTTGTTGGTGATCCGAACCGTATCTCCGACCCGGATGCAGTTGAGCGAAGCCCCTTCGGTCAGTACCTGGAGGGTGATCGCACCAGCGGTAGCCGCAACCAGGAGAGACCCACCCCCATAAAGCCGCTCAGTCCCCGTGATCGCCGCCTGCGTATCTCGCTGGGTACCCGGGAAGAAGGTCACACTATCCTCGCCGGGCGTGTTGAGCTGCAGGAACACGCGGGCGTTGCCCAGGGCGATGTTGTCGGCGTTCTCCACCTTGATGAACATTTTCCGGTAGCGCGTGGTGCCGGCGTTCCGCTCGGCCAGGGTCACGTCCGGCAGGATGTTGTTCTTCACGCCGCTCGGGGAAAGGACGTTGCTCATCCGGCCGCCGTTTGCCGCCACGTCGGACACGGTCATCGACTTGTACCACTTGATGTCAGACGGGGTGATCGGCATGTCCTGCTCCTTTAAACGGTCATCAGCTTGATTGTGGCGGTGAAATAATCCGTCAACTGTTGGTTGAAACGCGGGACGAACGGATCCGCCGCAAACGCGGGCGGCTCGTGATGCCGGAATACGACCTGGCGAACCACGCCGTTGATCTCAAGCTCGAAGACTCCGCCGGGCTCGCCTGCCAACGCCGCGATCTGCTCGACCATCGCCCCGGTCATCCAGCCACGATCCCGTGACGCAACCAAAGTGATGCTCTCCCCCGCCACCAGCTGCTGGCTGTAGGTTACCGGGGTCCCACCGAGGGTGATAATTACTGATTGCGCCACTTTCTGCGACCGGAATCTGTCCTCCCATACCATCTGTGAATTGAGGCTTACCCCTCCGAGTTTCAGCGTGTTCAAGGCTCAGCCTCCGGTCTGCCGTGCGATCTCATGAAGCGAGTCGACGAGGTTCTGCACGCTGGCGCGGCTGCCCGAGAGCGTGCCGGTTTCACGTCCGTTGATGGTCAGGTTCAGCGACATCGTGTCACCGGCCGGGGCCGACCCGCCCCCACCGCCCACTGCGCTCGCCAGCCGGTCAGGGTCGATCTTCCCGGCATTCAGCCGGTCCATGAATGGCTGGCCATACTTGCGCACCGCCATGGCCCGGACGATGTACTCGCGGTTGCTCACGGCAGTCAGGATGCTGTCGCTGGTGGCGGTGCCCGGGCCACGAATCAGCCCGCCCGGCGATCCGCCATTGGCAAAACCCGGCACCCGAATGATCCCGCCGTTGGCGCGCTGCGGAATCTCCCCGGTGGGGACGAACTTCACCGGGACGATGATCATCTCGCCTGCCTTCAGCCTCGCCAGGTCGACGGCACGGGTGTCCGGCTCGAACTCGACCGGGGCTGCGGTGATCGTGCTGGCCAGCTCATCGCGCGCCGCCTGCACATCCGCATCGTCAGCCGCAAACTGCGTCGTCACGACGAAGCTCTGCTCGGACAGCTTGCGTTGCACGTCCTCGCTCAGCGACCGGAACTCGGCGTAGGTCTTCGCGGTGTCGAAGGCCAGCTGCATTTTCGGGAAGTCGCCCTCCACGATGGCCTTGGCCCGGGCGATAGCTGCCTGGAGATCAGCGCCGGCGAACTCGACCTGTGCGGTGGCCACGATCCGCTGATTCTGGATTTCGTTGACCTTGACCTTGTAGGCACCGTCCTCCATGAACACACCAACCCGGACCTGACTGCCGTCCTTGGACAGCACGTCACTGTCGAACCTGGCCAGATAATCCCGGGTGTCCGCCTCGATCGGCACACCGACCTTGCTCTGGAAGGCCACGCTCTTCATCTGGTCGATGGTGCGGTCGAGGTCCGACTTGGCCTTGGCCTCGTCGACCGTCAGGGGAATGTCGACCTCCTGCGCACCGGATACACGGGCCAACGTCTTGTTCAGCTTCTCCAGCGTCGCGGTCAGGTTTTCGTAGAGCTTCTTCTGCTGCTCGGCTTCCGCCTTCTCGATCTCCTTGCGCTTCTGCAGCACGCTGATCAGGTTCTCGTTGGCCTTCTGCGTGCCGGCGACGGCGTTGCGTGCCGCCTGTTCCTTGCTGACGATGACCTTCTCGCCGTCCTTGACCTCTTGATTCAGGGATTGAGCCAGGCTCATCTGCCGTTGCGCCAGCGCCTCGGCGACCTCGAAATTGCCACGGGCGATCTCGTCCTGAATCCGGCCGTTGAGCCGAGCCATCTCCTGCTGGCGCGACATATACGCCGCCTGGTCGGTCATCGCTCCGCGCCGAATATCGGCCACCTGGAATTCACCCTGCAGGCGAATATCCGCGATCCGGCGGTCAAGGTCCGCCACACGTTGCAGCGCCGACATATACCGGCTGAGCGCCTGTTCACGGGCCGCCGATACGGCCTGAACCTCCTGCTGGACGATCTGGACGCGGGCCTTCGAGGCGTTGTCCTCGATCTTCTTCAGCTCCTCGGCGCGCTTCTCATCGTCGAGCTTCTGCTTGTCAAGGATAGCCTTGCGACGGTCGGTGTCCTGATGGACCAGCTCCAGCTGGCGCGCGGAATGCCGGCGCACGATATCCAGCCGCTCGGCCTCAAACTGTGTGGTTGCCGCCAGAATCTTGCTCTCGTCGGCACCGCTGAGCGTGAGCGCGGCCAGCTTGGCGTGATGGACCCGCTCCAACGCGATGATCGAATTGTCGAAGTTCATCTGCGCAACGGCGTCCAGCCGGGCCTTCAGCGCGTCGGCCTTGGCGGTGGCATTCTCGGCAGCCTTGGCAACGTCCTCGACTGCGCCTGCGGTACCCTGCACCGCGGCGGCACGGCCACGCTCGACCAGTGCCGTCTCCTCGATCGCATCCTGCAGCTGGCGCTCTTCGCTATTGAGCTTGGCGATCAGTGCGAGATTCTGCGTACGCTGCCCCAGCTCCGAGGTACGTTCGGCCCCGACCGCCTTCATCTTGGCGATCAGCAGCTCCTGGTAGGCGTCGATCTCCTTGTCCGTCATCGCCAGGAGTTCTTCGGTCGAACGAATGACCGAGTTGGTGTCCCGCACCTGCGTTTTGCCGTGCTCCGCGCGCAGCTTGTTGAACTCGACCAACTGGTCCGCCAGGTCCCGGTACGCCTTGATCTGCCGCTGCATGCTCGCGTTCTGCTGCGCCTCGAGCTTCTGGTTCGCCTCGTAGGCCTCGTAAGCGGCATCAGCGATCAGGTAAACCTCGGCAGCGATCACGCCCCATAGCCCAGCGCGCAGTGCCGGTTTTCCGATCACCGCCATGAGCCCGCGCATCCCGCCGCCAGCGGCATCGGCCGCCGTTTTCAAAGTGCCTAGGTGCGTATTGACGTTCCGGAAGGCGCCGATCAGCGACGTCGCGCCTTTGTGAAGATCGAACATGTAGCGCACCAGGCTGCTGGTGACCTTGAGGGCCACAAGCGTGCCGAGCACGGCCACAACAGTATCGATGTGTTCGGCCAGGTCGACGCCCAGCTTTACCAGTTCCCCCAAGTAGTAGCCGATCTTCTTGAAGCCGTCCTGTACGGCCGGATCAGCCAGAGCTTCGGTCATCTCGACGATGCCCGCGGTGAGTTCGTCGAGGAAGCCAGATTTGGCTATCGCGATCTGCGTACGGTAGATAGCGTTCTGCAGGTGGCCCATTTTGGCGGCGGCCGATGCGACGGCATCGTCCAGCGCAGGCGCGACCCGCTTGGCCATCTCCTGAGAAAACTCATAGAGCGCGTCGCTGGTGAGCTGGCCCTGCTCCATCATCTTGCCAAGCTCTTCGGTTCCGACACCGAGCGCCTTGGCCATGATCTGCACGGCGCCGGGGAACCGATCGCCCAACTGCCCCTTCAGTTCTTCGGCCTGGATGGTGCCTTTGGACAGGATATCCGTCAGCGCCTTGAACGAACCGGCCACCTCGTCATCGGTGAGGCGCAGCACGCGAGCAGCTTCGGCCATCGAGCGGAAGATGACCTCGGTCTTCTCGCCTTCCAGGTTCGTGCCGAGCGCGGCCGCCGCCAGCTTGGAATACTGGAGTGATAATGTGCGGATGGACAGGCCCAGGTCGTCGGCCGTCTTCTCCGTGAACTGAATGGCACGCGCTACTTTGGCTTGGTCCCCAGCGAATGCAACGGAGAAGCGGCTGGCGACCGCATCGGTGTCGAGCTGGGCTTGGACCACGCCCTGCAAGGCGTCCCGCGCTCCGTACAGACCGCCCGTCGCAGCAACCATCGACAGCATCTGCCCACGGATACGCTGCATCAGGGAAAGCGTTGTGCGTCCGCCGGAGTCGACTTCGCCAAAGGCGCGCGCCAGCTCCCGTAGGCTGCTCGCCGTAGTCTTCGAAGCCGGAGCGACCTGCTTGATGCCGGAGGCCGCGCGTTGGGAGCCGGTGGCCGCTCGATTGCTGGCGCCCTCGAATCCGATCAGCGCGGCACGGCCCTGCAGCAATGCTGACCGGTTCGCAGCAAGGTTCGTCCGCAGTTTTTCCTGGGCGTTCGCCAGCCCGGTGTGTTGCAGCCCGGCCCGCCGGAGGCCGTCGCCCAGCTGCTCGGCCGCCGCGCTTTCCTGAAGGAAGGCATCCTTGGCTGCCCGTGCTTTGCCCTGCGCCCGACCGAACGCCGCCGCCAGTTGATCGGAGGGCTGCGCCGCTGCGCGCATGACCAGCGCCAGACGCTGCACTTCAGCCTGGGCGGCGGACCATTGCTGCCGGGCGCGGATGACCGCCGCGTCCTGTCGCTCGACGGCCTGTAGCAGCCGGTCCAGCTGCTGACCGGATCTGGCCACCTGGTCCACGGCGTTGCCGAGTTCGCGCAGGCTCACGCTGCTACGCGCCGATTCGTTGGCAGCCGCGCGGATCGTGGTCATTGCCTCGCGCAGGCCTGAATTGGATTCGCGCAGCGCCACCGGATCGATCAAAGGCTTGGCGTTGGCCTGCGTGCGTTGGCTGGCCTGCAGCTCCTCCATCCGCGCACGAAGGACGGTCAGCTGGGTGGCCATCTGCTGCGATGATTGCCCCAGCAGACCCTGGGCGCCAGCGGCGGACTGGAAGGTCTGCTCGGCCCGCTGCACAACCTGTGTCAGCGAAGCGTACTCACTTTTTGCCTCGGCCATCTCGCTGGACTGGCGGGCAATCGCGTTTTCGGTTTTTCCGATGTCCGCCGCCAGCCGCTTCTCGGCGGTCTGGAGATCACCCAGCGATTTGGTGAGGGTGGAATGGGCCTCCCGGTTCACTTGCAGCTGGGTCGCCTGCGCCCGGTATGCCTGGGTCAGCAGGGCCTCCGCAAGAGCGGCCTCCTGCGCAGCACGCTTCGTCTGCTGCACCCGCAAGGAGGCATCGACCAGCTTCGTCTCGCGCGCGGTCGTGGGCTTCTCGGTGTACCGCTCACGGGCCTTCGCCAAGGCGGCCTCGGCTGCCGCAGCCGCACGGGCGGCCTTGCGCTGGGCGACCGCGTATTCATTGAGCTGGGCCTTCGTGGTGGCCGCTGCCTGCGCCTCCTTGCGCAGCGCCGCCGCGGATTCCTCGACCTCACGCTGCAAGCCGTCGCCGGCAGTGGTGACCATCTGCTGGGTGCGGGTCAGGTCAGCATACTGCTCGCGTGATTTCGCCAGCGCAGCGCTCTGCCGTGCGAAGGCCTGCCCAGCGCGCTCGGCGCTCTCCTGCAGCTTGCCCAGCGCCTGGACGCTGCCCGAGACCGTCTTGAGTTTGTCGAACTCGTCCGCGAGCTGTCCGAGCAGCCCGTCCGTTTTCTTGGCGCTGGCGCCGAGCTTGTCCTGCCGCTCCTCCAGCCCGGCGAGGGACTTGGACACTGCGTCGACGGTACTGGAGGCCTCGTTCTTGGCCCGGATGATCAGATCAACTTCGCGCTTAGACATGGTTCAACTCGCTGATCCTTTCGTTCAGGCTGCGGACTGCGTCCTGATTGATCACCGCGCAGAGGGCGGTGTGGGTATCCCGTAGCCGCCTGGCGGTGTCCTGATTGATGCGCTGGCGGATCAGCTGCTCTTCATCTCGCAACATCCCCAGCGGGTAGCGCCAGGCATCCGGGTGTCCGTGGTCCAGCAGCAGGCTCACGGCTGGTCGAAAAGACCAGAGCCAGCTTCGGAGGTCGGAAGGTAGTTCGAGGTGGCCAGCAGCGCTTTTGTCAGGGCTTTCACCTGCTCGATCGCCAGCGCGATCATCTTTTTTACGTCTTCCTCCGAACGGAAGGTCAGCCGGCCAATGGCCCGCAAGGCGTCTGCCTGCACCAGCGGAGATAGCTGACGGGCCACTGCCAAGCCGTCGGCGTTGTCCTCGTTCGCCGCCTTGGCGATCACCCGAGCAGCAAGGACGGGCGCCTGACACAGCAGCTTGGCGCAGAACTGCTCCAGCGGCGGCAGGTCCTCCCCCTCGCTCGAGGCCCAGGTGCGGAACTGGTCGAATACGCTGCCGAACTCGTCGGTGTGCTCGTTGTAGAGGTTCACGAAGTCCTCAAGCGAAAGCCCCCGCACGGCAAAACTGCCGCCGGGGGTCTCGACTGGGGCTGTCGGAATCCTGAGGTCCAGAAGTCCCATGCAAAGGATTCCTTACGGAGTGGGCACGTACGGGCGGCCGTCCATGTAGATGGCCTCCAGGCTGCCCTTCTTCAGGATCTCCAGGGTGAACGGCAGCTGTTGCCACTCGTCGCCCTTGAGCGTGAAGTCGCCGTTGGGCGTGATCTTCACCCAGGGCATGAAGTAGTCGATCTGCTTGCCGGCCGGGTTACGCGCAATGAAGCGCAAGGTGCCCTCGACGGTGGTCGAGCGGCTGATCACACGTTCGCGGCTGTGCGCGGCGATGCCGAAGGTGACATCAAGGTCCGCACCGTTGGCGATCGCACCGCCTTCCTGGATCGTGAAACGCCCGAGTTCCGGATCGAGCAGGTAGTCCGTTCCCGCGGTGAACTCGGTCTCTGGATCGGCAGCGTCTTTGATCACGACGCTTTCGACCTTCCGGGCGCCTGACGGGCTCGCGTCCGAGGTACCCAGCTGATAGCTGAGGCCCTGCTGCACGTCTTCGAAGCTATCGCTCTGGTCGACAGCCGCGGTGAAGGTGCTCAGCAGCGCTTCGCCGAGGAAGAAGATGGCTAGGTTGTCAGGGCTGACGTGGTCGGTCGTGAGCGAACCGGCGTAGTCCTGCTGCAAAAGGACCGACTCGTCCTTGACCCGCACGCCACGGTCGCTGTTGTAATGGTCCAGCGATTCCTGCTCGGCCGTGTAGCCCAGGTCCGGGGTGTTGCCGAAGTAGCGCTCGCCGCGAGGTATCTGCGTACCGGGTTTGAACTGGCCGAAATGGGCCTCCCCCCGGCCGAGCGTGTAGTTCATCTTCTCTGCCATTTCTCGTCACCTTCCTGATTGAGTGGAGACCTTCCGGTTGACGCTTGTGGTGTCCGCATTGGCGGAATCAACCAACAGTTGATTATGTAGTCAAACGTATGGGTCCGCCAGATTCTCTACTACCTCCAACGTGACCCTCAACCAGAAATACGCCTTGCCGGAAATCTCATCCGGCGGGCGCACCACACCGTGGCTGAATCGAAGGCCTGTTACCGCTCCCTGCATGCCGAAGATGCTGTACTGCCGCTCGCGCATACGCTCCTGCACCAGGCGCATCTTCACCTCGGCCAGGAGCCGGTGCGCCGGGTCCGTCGGGTGCTCGAACTCGTCCTCCACGAAACCCTGCACCAGCAGCTCCCAGGGGCCTGAAGACTGGCCACTGGCTTGGGGCGAGGACTGCTGCGGCGCCTCCTCAATGGGCTCCAGAATACTGATCGCCGGCAGCGGGTCGCTGTCACCGAACGTCCCGCGGCCACGAAAGACCTTCTCACTCAGGTCGAACTCGTAGCCGTTGGCCGGGGTGATCTCCTCAAGCGCGGCGGTCATGGCTTTCAGCACTCGCAGGCGAAACGGATCGGGCATGATCAAAGCTCCATCAGTCGGAGGAATTCAAGTTCGAGGAAGTCGGCGGCCTCGGGCGCTGCGTCGTCGGCCACCGAACGGAATACCTGATCGACCGACGGGCCATAGAGGATGTACAGGCCGTTGCCGAGCTTGGCCACCTTCCGCTTGTTGCGAAGCGACTCGCCTTCCCGCAGGCGTATCGCCAGGCCCAGGTTGCCGCCGCGCAGGGGCATCAGGAACGCACGGGGCATGAACTTGGTCTGGCCGGGGGTGACGGCCACCGACACGCCCCCCTTGCGACGGGCTGCTGCTACGTCTTTGTTCCGGGCGAAACGGGCCAGCGATGTGGGGCGGTCGCGGCCCGATATCACCGCCTCGAGGCTCCGTCCGGCGGCCCTCTTGCTCACAGTCAGCCGGGTGCTGAGGTAGCGCGCCGGGAACGCGATCTGCTTGCGCATCTCCCGGTCGCTACGAGTACGGGTTCGATCGGTGGTTCGGTTGATGGCGCGCCGGGCGCTGCGCAGGATCCGCTCGTCCAGCTGGGAAATGTCGTCCAGCTCGGCAAGCCCCTCGACCGCGACGACGTAGCTGTCCATCACGGCGATCCGGGGACGTCCAGCCCCATGAAGTCGGCGTCAGGGACCCAGCCGAATTCGATCACCTTGTTTCGGCTAAGCCGGGAGACCTCCGCCATGACGGTGACGTCGTCCGGCGGCAGGTCGTTGTCGACGAGCCAGGCGCCCATATCGCGGGTCACCACGATGCCGCGGTGCGCCGGCCGGACCTGGTTCGTCAGGAATATGATGCGCGGGGTGACTTCCTGCCGCTCGGAGAAGCCGCCGCGCAACAGCTCCCCTACTTCACTGAACGACAGATGCAGGCGCACCGTGACTGGCACGGGCACCGCAGAAGGGTCCGCAAGATAAAGCGCGGGCTCGGACAGCCGATCATGCAGCTGCAGGCGGGCCCGACGCTTTATCTCGCGGATGCCCATCAGACCAGGCTCTCGTTGTTCAGCTCGATTTCCTCGGCCTCGATGGCCTCGATGAGCTGGGTGACAGTCATGCCGTCAGCGCCCTCGATCTCCATTCCCTTGGCGATGTCCAACAGCTCGGGCTTTCGCAGCTTGGTCAGGTCGCGAACGGTGCCGTCGGTGTCCTGAACGCCGGTGAGCGTGCCGCTGGTGCCCCCGTCGGTATCGTCCGTGCTGTCCGTGCTGTCCGTGCTGTCCGCGCTGTCGGCACTATCCTGGCTCGTCGGCGCCACTGGCGGTGTCTTCGGTTCCGCTGGCGCAGGCAACCGAGCCGCAGCGCTCTCGGCTTTCGGCTTGGCGGCACCGGCACGGAGAAGCCAGTCGGCTTCCTCGCTACTCGCTGCGAAGGGCTTGCCCGGAGCTACAACCTCCCGCTCACCCTTTGCGTTGGTGTGCACGACCTCGTGGACAGCGACCATCTGAATCAACTTTTCCATTTCCAAATCACCCTATGGTTGATACGGAAGGCGGCCAGAAAGGCCGCCGTTGCCGAAGTGGACTTAGCCCAGCACCGTCGCGAAGAGGGTGTTGTTCGGGTTCACCGGCACCTCGATCGGAGAGGACTGGGTCATCACGTAAGTGACAGCCGGGTCCGGGTTGCTCCACTGCTTCGGGAATACCGGCAGGGCGTTGAAGTTGGCCTTGTCGTCCAGGATCGCGCCGTATGCTTCGATCATGTTGATGTTGGGGCCCGTCAGCAGCACGCCCTTGGCCGGCATGTATTCCTTGGTGCCGCCGTCCGGCAGCTCGTAGAAGTCGCTGGTGGTCCAGATTTCCAGATTGCCCAGACGACCAAGACGTTCGCTGTACTCGCCGGTACGGATGCCGATGTTCAGCTCGCCGTTGGTGCCGCGAATCAGGGTGTCCAGGTGCTTGAGAACGCTCTTGTTGCGCAGGAACGGCCCCACGACATCCTTGCCGAGGGTCAGACGGGTGACCGGGCCGCCGAACTCGGCGCGACGCACACGCTCGACCCAGGTGTTGATGTCCCCGACGATATCGTGATCCTCGTCGTCCCATTGCTGACCGGCGCCCAGCACAACGGTGTGATCGGCATTGCGGCCGAAGTCCACGACAGTGGTCGGGTAATCCGGGCCTTCCAGCGTTACCTTGCCGTAAATCGCGGCTTCGGCACACATCCATTCCTGGCGGCGCTCGATCGCACTGCGGTGGGTGCGCAGGATGTCACCAATGATCGCCAGGAAGCGAGCGCGCGGCGACATCGTGTTCGGCCCGAACATCACCTCGCCAGGGCGACGCTTGATGGCGCGGCCCGGGCTGACCGGGTCCTTCGGTTTGAGGTAGGCCGGCTTCACGCGGGACATGCGCGAGGCCTCGTTGTAAAGCGGGCGACCTTGGGCCGTCGGTACGACCAGCGGCGCCAGCTTCCGACCTTCGACCAGCTTCTCGAAGTCGATGTACTCATCTTCGGAATTGACCACGCCGGAAACCAGCAGGCTACGGAAGTAGTTGCTCGGCGCCGGCACATCCCGGTAGAAGCCCAGCAGCGTATTGGTGTCCAGCGGACTGATTTCGATACTCATGATTCCCCGTACTCCTTACGCGTAGAAGGGCTTCTTGACGTAAATCTGGCAAGCCGCCAGATCGAACGCCGCGAACTTCGAGCCCTCGGTGGCGAACGATTCCGGCCACTTCAGAGCGTTGATGTTGAACATGCCGGCCTTGTAGATCGGCACGCTGGTGGTGGCCGGACTGCCGGCCGGGACCGGAGCAACGGTTACCGCGTTCGGCTTCACGTCGTCCTCGGGCTCCGCCGAGCCGGTCACCGCCAGGGTGATGGCACGGGTGGCAGGGTCGACGTGCACCGGCGTCCATGCCGGGATACCTGCCGTGGCCAGCGCAGCACCCGGCAGCGCGTAGTCGGTGACCGGAGCCGGCGTATCGCCAGCGAACAACTCGTCGGCGCCTACGACCGAGTCAGTCTGGAAGCTGGCGATGCCAACCTTGCTGTAGTCAGGCTTGTGCATGGTTACTTGCTCCCAAAGCCAGTGGCTGCACGGAATTCCTTCGTCAGGTCATCCTGGCTCGCCTGTTCGTTGTTACCGCCGTCTTCTGCGGCGAGGTCGGGGTTGCCATTCTTCATCGCCTCCGCGAAGGCGTTACCCTCGGCTTCGTCCTTCTTGCCCTCGGCATGCTCGGGCGACGCGGCGAGGATGCCCTTCGCCGACTCCACCGACTGGTCGGTCTTCATCGACAGGTGGAACGCCAGGTCGCGACGGTTCTTGGCTTCGTCGCAGCCCAAAATTCCCTGAATGCGCTCGCGCTCGGCCGTGGCACCTTCTTTCCTGCCTTCGGCGCGAGCCGCATCCAGATCAGCCTGTGCGGTTGCGGCGGCTTGTTCCGGTGTGCTCATCGTTTCTTCTCCTGCGGTTGTTGACAGTCCGCCAGAGAAGGCGGCCAGCGCTTCATCGAATGGCGCGATCTCATGCGCGAAGCCCAGGGCGACCGCTTCCTCGGCGCCGTACGTCAGCGCCTCGGTATCACGGACAACCTGTTCATCGAGCGCGAGGTTGCGCGCCACGGTCGATACGAAAATGTCGTTCAGGGCCTCGATGCGGGCCTGCATGCGAGCCTTTACCGCCTCGGGCAGCGGCTCATGGGGGTTGCCGTCGACCTTGTGCTCGCCGGCGTAGATGAAGGTGAATTTGAACCCCATCTTCTCGTCGAACTTGGAGCGATCCAGGTGGGACGTCAGCACGCCGACGCTGCCCGCCCCACCGGTACGGGTGATGGTGACCCGGTCGGCGACCGACGCCCAGGCGAAAGCGGCTGAATAGGCGTGCTCATTGATGAACGCCTGAATCGGCTTCTCACCACGCATGGCGAAAATACGGTCGACTGCATCGAAACAGCCCGCTACTTCCCCGCCGCCGGAATTGAGGACCATGGCAATCCGCTGCACGCTACCGTCGGCCATGCCGCGCTCGAACGCCTTCTGGATGTAGACGTAGCCGGTTGCCCAGTCGTACAGCTGGTAACCGAAATCGTGCAGCAGCATTCCCTTGATCGGGATCAGCAGCGTGCCGTCCTGCACCACGTAGGGGCGGAAGCGGGCCATCCAGCTGTCGGCCGCCGGCCAGAAATCGTCATAGACGTTGGCCACCGGCTCGGCCGAAGCGCGGGCCTCGATCGTCTGCAGCTCGGCCGACACGGCAACCAGGCAGTTGCCCATCCAATCGGCCCGGTCGCCGCAAACCATCACGGGCGTGTTGGCAAAGCGTGCAGCCAGCAAGCTACTCATCGGACCGCTCCTCTTTGTCTTCGCTGCGCGGGCCGTCGCCGGTATCGCTCGGCGTGCCGCTGGCCGCATTCATCATGTTCTGGCTGTTCTTGTCCGCGCCGAAGACGAGATCGTGTTTGTCCGCAAGCGTGCGTTCCCGAGCCAGCTGCCGGAACACCACCCGCCAGTCTTTGCCAAGCCGGGCCAGCTCATCTTCACGAGTGGACAACCCGTTGTTGACCCGCAGCACGGCAGCCTGGGTCTCCTTCAGTTCGTCGATCTGGCCGGTGCTGGCGCCGATCCACTCGCAGGCGCTGTAGGCTTCCTGGTTCAGGCCGTCGTACCAGTTGGGCGCCTTGCGCGGCAGCGAAGTGATCTCTCGCGAGTTGATCGCCTCTTCCAGCCACAAGCGGAAGAAGGTGGTCGCGAAGCGATCCGCAACCTGGCGCTTCCGCACACGCACGCCCTTGGCAACCTCAGCCAGGTCTGCGCGCAGGCTCGAGTAGTTTGCCGCGCTGTAGTCCTTCGAGAGCTGCGAGTAGCTGACCCCCAGCGCCGCCGCGATATAGCGCAGCATCGAGGCCTCGAAGTCGCTGCCGACGCCACCAGGGGTGCCCGCGCTCTGCAGCTTCATCTTGGTGCCCGGGTAGAAGACCGGAATCTTCACGCCGTCCAGGCGAATGTTCCGGGAAGCGCCAACGAACTTGGCCACCTCGCCCAGATAGCTGCTGGCGAAAGTAGTCAGCGCGGTGGGGTCTCCCCCGCCGGCCTGAGCCAGCGCCACGTCGCTCGGCAGATCGGACTCGATGCTCGCCGCGTAACTGGCGTTGAGCACGGCCGACTGCAGCACCACATCGCGGAATTTCTTGGTCATCCGCATTTCTTTCAGCGCGGACACCATGCCGGCCACGCCACGGGTCTGGTCGGGACGCCATTGATCGACGATATGGATCATCTGCGGGCGGTCCCAGCCGGGGTTACCGGTGACCTGCCCGCGCGTGGCCGGCACGTATTTCCACGAGTAGCCGTCGGGGTCCATCCAGTCAGAGGGATGCGCCTGACGAATCCAGTAGCCCAGCGGGGCCCCGTAGCGGTCACGGTGCACGCCGCCGCGCAAGGTCGGACTATCGATCTCCCCGCGCGGGTTGCTGAGGCGATCGAGGTCGAGCATTTGCAGCGCGGTACGGTATGGACGGTAGCCGTTGCGCATCCATTCCACGGACGCCAGGACCTCGCCGGCCATGGCATGAACGCCGACGGCCAAGCGGACCATGCCCGTCAGGGTGAGCTTGCGTGCAGCGTCCGGGAAGTTGCGGATCGACTCGGCGTACAGCGTGAACTTGGCCTCGACCTCTTCCTGAAACTCCTCGGCCCAGACTTCGTCGAGCCCCAGCACTTGGTAGTTCGGCTTGGAATTGAGCAGGAACAGCTCGCCAACGATGGAATCCTTCTGGATCTTGGCGCCGTTCTGCACGTACGAATCGTTGCGCAGGGTGTCGCGCACCCGCGAATCCATCAGCGTCTTGTCCGGCAGGATGTCCATGTCGGCCGACTGAAACGGGGACGACCATAACGACAGCTCCCGGGAGAACTGGCTGGAGGCATCGTAAGCCCCTCGCATGGCCACCTCCCTGACCGGCAATTCGCCGATCAGCGGGTCCAGGTAAGGCTGCTCGATCGTAACGCTCATCAGAACCAGACCCGGCCCGGCCCACCGCCATGCAGACCCAGCTGGGCCTTCAGCGAATGGATGTACGCCAGCAACCGCGGCGCGCTGATCGGCGTGTAGCGCACCAGCTCGCCGTTCTGGTCCCGCAGCTCAGCCACGGATTGGCCCGTCATCAGGCTGTGGTACGCCAGCTCGGCTTCTTGCAGCTGGGATTGCAGGTCTACGGCCATTGAGTCACCTGAGGGCTGACACGCTACTGTTCAGCGGGATCGTATCAACCATTAGGTGACGAATAAAACTGAAAGTTGATTCCCTAGGCAAGCAAAGCCGCCAACTCTTCCAGCGACTTGGCCTCCTTCTTCACCGGCATCCCGGTTTTACGCTCTTCTGGATAGAACACCAGGTCGTTGTCGTCCCACTCCGCCGCCCAGCCTGGCGGGTCGTTCCAGTTCAGCTGCTCGATCTTGATCGGTCGATATAGCGACAGCGCGATGGCATAGACCAGCAGGTCCCATGCCTCGTTGCGTGACGACTGCTTGACCCAACCGTCCGTGCCGCGCACTTCGGCAACCATCTCGGCGAACCACCAGTCCGGCAACCAGTCAGGCATGTTGATCCGGCCACCTCCCGCCGTGCTGCGGTCGAGCATGACGTTGAGCTGGTCTTTAAGGGTGAGCGTGTTGATCATCAGGACGGGAATCTCGCCGCGCGCGCCGGCGCTGCGATCCTTGCGCTCGGAATCCGGGTAGCTGATCTGCACGCGAGGGGCGCTCTTGTTCGAGCCGCCCTTGAGCAGTCGGAATCGGTTGTGCAGCCCGGAAGGTATCTCGGTGCCGTCCGAATCACGGAGCATGCGCCAGAAGAGATAGGCGTTCTTGGTGGTGGAACTGTCGTTCTTCTTGTCGCCCTTACCCGCCGAGTCGCAGCCAACCACCTTGATCGACATGACGCGGCCCGAGTCATCGGCCAGCGGATAGGTCTTCAGGATCACCTGGTCGATCAGTAGTTTCCAGTCCTCGAGGTACGAAGCCGGCCGGACCCGCTCCCGCTCGCCGTCCTCGTCCAGGCGCTCGGACTTCTTGATGGCGAAACGATCTATAACCGTGATGTCCCCGCCCTCGCCGAAGCCCATGACCTGCACCTCGAACCGGCCGCCCTGCACGTCGACCGTGGCCACCAGGAAACGCACGCCCGGCGGCACTACCCGCTCGCCCAGGTCGCGAGCCATGGCCTTCACATCTTCCCAGAGTCGACCTTCATCGATACCGCGCGGCCGGAACGGCAACCCCTGGTCCGTGTTGACGGTGGTTTTCAAGGCTTCCTGGCTGCCGGTGCGCTCGTATTCCTCCTCGGCCTTCAGGTACTTCAGCGCCAGATCCCGCCAGGTGGTAAACGCGGCTGCCGGCCCCTTCAGCCAGAAGCTGGCGAGGTCCGATCTGAACGGTGTGCCTTCAACGCGGTTCTCCCGCGGCAACCATACCTGCCCGTCTCGGACCCAGCGGGCGTTGCCCAGGTCGATCTGGTTCAGCTCATGCTTGCCCGGGACTCCGTCGCGTCCGTCGTGCCAGATGGCGCCGGCGCAGTGTGGACAGCGCATCACCGTGGCCTCGGCCGCCTCGACATGGTCGGCACTGTCAGGAATGACGAGCAGCTTGAAATCCGGCTCGAACGCATGGCGGCAGTGCGGGCATTTCCAATTCCAGCGGCGTCGATCTCCGCGGTTATATAGCGCCAGGATGCCCTTGGTCGGCGGCGCCTCGTGGGCCGTTTTCGGCACCCATTTCGGCTCTTCGACCTCGTAACCAGGGGACGACTCGGCCGCCGTCATCGCGTTGCGCCGGAAGGTCTGGCCACGCTTGGCGGTAAGGTCGTAGGCGTTGCCCTCGCCGTCGATCGATTCGGGGATGCGGTCGTAGTCGGATATCCAGTTGCGCCCGACGGTCTTGCCGGACAGCTCGGTGATGGTTGGCCACTTGACCAGCAGGTGCATGCCGCTCAGGAACCGGATGTCGTGGGTCGACTGGTTCTGCCGGCCGGGGGCCACGGTTTCGCCCAGCTTCTCGGAATGGCGGAACGCTCGCCGCAGGTCCTTTTGGCTCCAGTCACGGGCGACGTTCATCGTCATCAACACGTGCATCATGTCCGCCGGGTCGCAGATAGCCGTGTGCGCCAGCCAGTTGAAGAACATGTCGGATTTTCCGGTCCGGGCCGGTCCGGCGAAGATCATCCCAAGGTAGTCGAGGCTGGTCAGGCACTCCATGGGCTCGACCAGATAGGGCGCAATGCTGTTGTCCCAATAGCCGACGTAACTGCCCGGGTTGTTCAGGTAGCGGTACTTCTCGGCGGCCTGGGCCACGGTCAAGCGCTCGGGTGCGCGGACACCGGCCGCCGAGGCGGCGATCATCTCCTCGATGGAAGTAAAGGTCACTCGACGGGCTCCGCCTGCCCAGCGCCCTCTTCTGCCAAGGCGCCTTCCTCCGCGACGGAGGGCAACGTGCGAGACTTCTTCGGCGCTTCGACCATCAGCTGGTACACCCGGTCCAGCAGCCCATCGGTCATTTTGGTGATCAGCTGGCGCTGCTCCTGCGTCAGGCCCTCGACCCGCTCGACCTCTTCGACCCAGAGGTTGGCGGTGGTCTTGAACGAGATGGCCAGGTCACCGAACACCTTCAGCACAGCCTCCGTGCGCCAGAGGTCGCGGGCGTTCTCCTCCCACTTCTGCCGCTTCAGCATGGCGCCCCAATAGGCGTCGTTCAGCATCGGTGGCAAGTCGTTCGGGCGCAGGCTCTTGATGTAGGTTGTCAGGTCGACCTTGGGCTTGACCAGATAGGCAGCGGCGTCCGGGATGCGGTACAGGGGCCCGTTGTTTCGCCGGCCAACCACCTCGATGCCGGCAACGGCCAGCTTCTTGGCGATGGTGTTCTTGTCATGTCCGAATACCTGTGCGAGCCAGCTGGCGCTGACCCCGCCGTAGACATCTGCCAGTGCGGTACTGACAGGCTCGTCCTCGGGGTCCTCCGGGCGACCGCCGATCAGGTCGTCATCTTCGATCGGAGCCTGTGCGGCCCGCTTCTTGGGCGGCCTACGCTTCTTGGGCGCCTCGCTGACCATCTCACTCCCTCGGGAAAAACACTGCCGTACGTCGTGGACCGACCGGCAGGATTCTCCCGTGTGGGCTTCACGCCTGTCAACTAACGGTTGACACTCAAATCAGCGGATCGAGGTCTATCAGATCAGCTCGTCCAACCAGACGGTCGGCTTGGCCTTCGAGGTACGCGGCGATGAACTGCGTTGCCGCTTCGGCGTTGATCGCGTTGCCGTAGGCGCGCAGTCGCACCACTCGGGCGGGAGCCCCATCAACCAACGGGAATGTGCCGGGTTCAACTGCCCGCCACTTTCCATCCCGGCAGCTGAGCCAGTCAGCATCTCGCCAGAAACCGTTAAGCGGACCGGCTGGTTGTGGATCAAGTATCGCACCGCGTCCTTCAGATTGACTTGATGGCCCTGTTCTTTCCGGCGCTCTGGGTCCTGGCCGTTGCCCCGTAAGCTCTGCGGCGTGCCGGCGTTCGGGGTCGGCCATCCCGCCAGGCGCGCGGCATCCGCCGGATTGAGGCCGGGATTCATGCCCCGTTTGATCTTCGCATTCGGCTCCTCGCCGGCTCCATTGTTGGTAGCGTTCGGCGTAGGCCATCCCGCCAAGCATGCTGCCGCAGCCAAATCCGGTCCCTGGTTGCGCATCGCTTCCGACAATCCGCCCTCGAAAGTGCGGACCCCCTTGCTCGCAAGAGCTGCCGTGGGTGTCGGCCGCCCAGAAGAGCCGGTCCCTGATGTGCGGCGCACCGACGCCCGCAGACGGAAACGGGACGGCCCCGAAGGCGTATTCCAAGGCTTCCAGGTCAGCGTGTACAAGGTCGACCCAAGGGTCGACAGCCTTGCTCGCAACCTGCTCTCCAAGGACGACTGGAGGGCGGCGCTGCGCGATGAGCCAGGCAAAATCTGGCCAGAGGTGACGGTCATCCGCAAACCCAGCTCCCGCGCCTGCCGCGCTGAAAGGCTGGCAGGGACAACTGCCGGTCCAGACCGGCCAGGAATCGTCCCAACCAGCTCGTCGAAGAGCGTATGACCACACACCGATTCCCGCGAAAAAGTGGCATTGGGTGTAGCCGCGCAGATCGTCGGGTGCGACATCCGAAATACTCCTCGTGTCCACGTCGCCGGGCGCGATCAAGCCGCGGGCGATCAGGTTCCGCAGCCACTGGGCCGCCTGCTCGTCGAATTCGTTGTAGTAAGCCGCCAAGGGATGCTCGCCGTGGGGAAATCGTGCAGCGATCTTATCAACTGTTAGTTGACATAAGCAATGCGCCGGCAGCTATCAGACAACCACGCGGGTGCGCATCCAGCCGTAAAGGTGGGTCCGCTGGGACTTGTTCGCTTCGGTCAGTTCGAGGTAGCGGTTGCCCTGGGTGCAGTTGAGGGCACGCAGCAAGACGCGCTCGCCTTCCTGCCGGCGCTTGGCAAGGAAGAGATCGAGAGCGTCGAGGGTGACAGGACCTAGCCGGCCATCCACGAACAGATCGGCGTATCCGCTTTTGGCCGTATTGAAACCGTTGAGCCAGCGCTGCAGGAACTCCCCGGCTCGGTGCGGCCCCATGTTGACGCCGGTATCGACAAGCTCCTCGGCGAGAACGGCCGAGCGCTGTATCACCTGGTCGAAGCGAGGCTCGATGACGTAGCGATTTCGATATATCCGCTCGGCCAGACATCGCGGCAGGTCGCGCATCTCGCCCATGTAGCCGTTGGCGCGGGCGACGGCCTTGGTGATGCCGTACATCGTCTCGCCGCCTCGGTCATCCTTGTTGTTGGAGTACCCGCCCTCGGCAGCGATCACAGCGTCAATGATCAAGTTGATCCGATCGACCACCCTGCCAACCTCCGGTTGATTTGATCTTTCAACCGTAGCGTCATGGGGGCGAAGCTGTCGACCTGATTTAAGGGTATTAGATCGTCAGGGTCATCGGAGCCCAGTGATCAGCGCCCGTCACGTACAACCCTTCGTGCTCTGGGTCTTCTTTCATCTTTAAGGTGTAGCGATCGGCGTACGCCACTGCATGCCGCTTCACCAGTTCGTGCGGCAGGCGGAGGAAGCGAACCTCGAGAGGGCCGACCTGCACTGCGCCCACCAGTGCGCAGCGTTCATACTCGATGGGCAGATCGAAGCTGAGGCTTCCGTCCGTTCCAACACGGGCTTCTGCGACGTGGTATGCGGTATGGCCGCCCTCGCGCGTCATGCAGAAGCTGGTATACGCGGCTGCGGGGTCATCCTTGTTCAAGAACGTGCAGCGACCTCCGTTCATCTGCATGAGGCCGAGGAACACGTTTACCGCGCCCGAGGCAGCCGGTTCACACAGCCTTTGGCCGCCGGCGCTCGCCTCCGACTCGATACCGAGAGCCAACCAGGATTCATCCACGCCGAGCAGTGCAGCGAGCGCCTTCATCTTCTGCTGACGCGGGCGCGACTCTCCGGCGAACCACTTGCGGACAGCCTCACCGCTGAGGTTCAGGTTTCGCTTTATGTAGGCCTGGCGCCCGTCTCCGTGCACCGGCACGTTTCGATTGGCGTTGCAGGCCGTGTTAAGCCGCTGAACGAATGCTGGATCTTGCATCTTCTCGCCCCTTCTGCTCGATTGATGACGGGTCACCGCGGTAGCACACCGCCGCGCCCCCATCAATTCAACTATCTGTTGACAAGATGTTGAACGATCCAGCGCCCGTGTCAATTCCTTTTTGCATATATTGACAAAAATCAACCAGAAGGTGACTTGCTTGGCATAGCTGACGAACGGTCTCCCGCTCAGGCGGTCAGGTGGTCTCCCGGTATTTGGTCGCCTCGATCAGCGCGTCCTGGGTGGCCGCCTTGTCGGGCAATACTTCCATAACCCGTTCATCAACCGTGCCCTCCGAGACGATATGGTGGATCACCACCGTTTGAGTCTGGCCTGGGCGGTGCAGCCGCTTGTTCAACTGCTGGTAGTATTCCAGGCTCCAGCACAGGCCGTACCAGACCGTGATGCAGCCCCCATACTGGAGGTTGAGGCCGTGGCCGGCCGACTGCGGGTGCGCCAGCAGGATGGGAATTTCGCCGGCGTTCCAGCGCTTCTGCAAGTTCGGCGCCTCGCCCGCCACCTCGGCCTTGGGGTAGCGCTTGCGCAGCTTGGCCAGGTCGAACTGGTAGCTGTAGGCAACCAGTACCGGTGCGCCGGCGGCCTCTTCGATAACGCGGTCCAGCGCATCGAGCTTGCGGTCATGAATTTCGATGACGTTTCCGTCTTCGTCGTACACCGAGCCGTTGGCCAGCTGCAGCAGCTTGCCGGTCAGCACGCCGTTGTTCACCGCCTCGATATCGTGCTCTTCCAGCAGCAAGGTTTTCTCGAATTTGCGGTACTGCTTCATCACCTTGTCTGGCAGACGGACCTTGAGGGTGTTGTAGAGCACCGGCGGCATGTCGATGTAGTCCTCCGTCTTCATGCTCAGGGTGATGTCGCGGATCCGGTCGACGATCTGGTCGAAGGCTCCCGGCCGGATGGTGTACTTGAAGCCCATGTAGTCTCCGTCGAACCAGCGGGTGCGGTACTTGCTGACGCTACCGAACAGGCGCTCTCCTTGGTCCAGCAGGTAGTACGGCCCCCAGATATCCAGGAGCCCGTTCGGCGACAGGGTCCCGGTCAGCGCCACCACGCGGTCGATTCGCTTGCGCACGCTACACAGGGCGCCGAAGCGGGTCGGGTTGCCGCGCAATTTGCCCACGGCCTTCTTCACCGCAGCCTCAACCTTCTCGGGCGCTAGCCCTTTCGGCAGCTCCCGCATGGTGGCGTCGATCGTCTTCTGCACGACCACCTTGGTCGGCTTGGTCTTCTTGGCGGGGTTCTTGAAGCGCGACGCCTCATCGATTACCAGCATGTCGTAGGGCCAATCGTCGCCCCAGAACTCAACGAGCCATACCAGGTTCTCGTGGTTGATGATGCTGACCTCTGGCAGCCGGCGTGCGCGCTGCTCCCGGCGCTCGACGGGGCCGGTCAGCACCTCGTACTCAAGCACCCCGGTGTGGCGCCAGGTGTCAATCTCCTCGGGCCAGACTTCCTCTGCCACCTGCAGCGGGGCCGTGACCAGCACGCGTGTGACCTGGAACGTATCAAGCAGGTACCGAAGGGCGGTCAGCACGATGGACGTTTTGCCGAAGCCCATATCCAGACTAAGCATGGCGGCAGGGTTCTGGCAGATGAAATCGATGCCGACGTGCTGAATCTGACGCAGCTTTTCGTACTCACGCATAGTCGATCCCCAGCACCCGGAGACCCGCCAGCGGGCTATCGACGACGTGAACTTCCGCGCCGGCTTCGCGGAACAGGTCGATTTCCCGCTTCTGCGTCACCCGCGGCCCAGTCACCCGACGTTCGCCGCCTGGACGCTTGAATTCGATCAGCACGATACGACCTTCCTTCAGGAAGAAGCGGTCCATGCCATTGCGACGGCCCACCCACTTCAGCTTGCGGACGATCCAGCCTGCGGCTTCCGCCCGGTCGCACACCCAGTCTTCAATCGGACTCTCGATCATGGTTGACTCGTCACCTTTTGGTTGATTTCACAGGCAGCAGAATTCGCGATGGCCAGAAGGACATCGCCGTGACATGGCTTGGGTTTGCAACAGCAAACGAGGTCTTTCCCGGCTAGTTCGTCTCGCACCTGCTGCACTCGAACGGGATCGCTCAATAGCCAATCGCGGTACCTGGCGATGGCCTGCCGGCGCGAAGCCGAAGGGCCAATGCGAAAAGGATTGCCCCATTCCGTTCCGCGCTCGATCGGAACCGCGTCATCAGGCACACCGGGGCGTCGTCTATTGTAGACACGTGGCATAGGTCAGTCCTTCCGGTATCGCTTGGCCACATACCCGGCCGCCGACACGGGGCAGCCGTCCGCCCATTCGGGCAGGCGGACCATGCCGGTGATGAATTCGTCGAGCTGTCGCCCCTCGTCCCCTTCGGCTCCGATTTCGTCGTGCACCGAGAGGATTACGTCGAAGCCATCCCCCTCGACGTTGCGCCAGCCGTTCATCATCAGGTCGCGAGCGATCGCCTGGACGAACGACTGGAACAGGTCCCCGCCGTAGGTCGACGTGCGAACCCACTGCCGCGTGATCGAATCCACTCCCATGAACACGATCTGCTCGGACTGCTTGCCGAATTTCTTGACGGGGACCAGCTTCGCGTCGCAGCGGTACAGCCGCCGGCCGTTGGGCAGACGTGACACCAGGAACACTTTGCCGCCGATCTTCTGCGACCCGAAGGCACATTTTCCGCCGGCGAAAGGGAACCACTTACCGGGCTGTCGAAGCGCTTTCATCGCGCATTCTTCGGCGTCGTACCAGCACTTGACGATGCCCGGATGGCGGGCGCGCCACGCCAGCTTGACGGCCTCCGACGCCAGCCAGGTGTCAGCGAATGTCCCTGACGATTTGCCGAATTTGTCCCAGTTCTTATGGGCCTGGTCGATGAACTTGCGGTCCAGGGCCTCCTGGATCACGGGCCAGTGCTCGGACATGTCGACGTTGTAAATCTGCGCCATCGAGTCGAAAGCTCCGACGCCACCGCCGAAGCCCAGCGCCAGCTCGGGGACCTTGCCCAGCACGTTGCGCTCGGTTTTGACGACAGCAGTCGGCGCCTTGCCCAAAATGCTGCCTGCAGTGACCTTGTACAGGTCAGGCCCTTTGCGCTTGAAATCATCGTCCTTGTCCGGGATGCGGTTGCCGGCCTCGTCGAGCAGCGGCGTGTCGTAGTCGCGGAACGCCTGGATTTTCCATTGCTCGTTGCCAAGCCAGGCAGCTACGCGCCCCTCGATGTTGGAGAAGTCGGCCACGTAGAGGTCCTTGCCCTCCGGTGCCTGAATGCAGCCGCGCAGGCACGAAGACAGCGCATTGGGGATCGAGCCGTACAGCAGCTCTACCCGCTCAGCGGCCCATTCCGGGTCCTCCGTTTCCAGCACCAGCTGCATGACTCTGTCAGCCTCCTGCCACTTCAGCCCACCGCGCGATGGCAAGTTCTGGAGCTGAGCGCCCTTGCCCGCCAGCCGGCCGGTGTTGGCGCCATGGAACAGAAAGTTCTCACGCATCCGACCGTCAGCGCTGGTCAGCCCCAGGAACCGGCTGAGCTTGGCCACCGAGGACTTACCTGCTTCCTGGCGCAACTGCAGCACCGCCTTGGCGGTATCCGGCACCGATGGGTCCTCGAGCAGGTGAATGACGGCTGTCTTATCCAGCGACTCGGCCTCGACGCCTTGGGCTGTCAGCCATGTCTTCATCTGCGCGACTTCGGTCGGCGCATTCACGGCGAAATCTGTCAGCTGCGCCAGTTCATCGCAGTAGCGTTTCTCGACGACGCCCATCACCCGCTGCGCTCGCCTTGCGAACTCGACGTCGACCTGGACGCCACGCATGTTCGTCCGATGATCCAGCAGCCATAGTTCGCGCTCGGCAGGTGCCAGTGGTCGCACTACATGGTCGAGCGCCCGTTCGGCTTCGGTATCCTGCAGACAATACGCGCCCAGGCGAGCGCGCCGTTCCTCGTCATCCCACCAATAGAGCTGGCTGGGGTCCTCGCCCTTGCGCGGTTTGCGGGGCTTGGCCATTTGCTGCATCAACCGGGCGCCCTTTTCGTCCTTCTGCACCGACAAACCCAGCGCTTTGCAGGCCCCTTCCAACGATCGAGGCAGCGCCATCACCGCAGCCCGGGCCGCCGTGCAATCCATCTGGTCGAAGGGCAGTTTCGGCAATCCGAGGCGCGGCACCAGAAGGAAGTTCCAGATACACCATTCAAATCCGGCGTTGTGCGCCGCGAAGGTGAGCCCCTGCTTCAGGGCGTGCACTATATCGTCCGGGAAGGGTTCCTCTGCCCAAGGGTCCCATAGCCCCACCGGTTCATCAGCCACAGCGAATGACATGCACCAGACGTCGGTGCTGGGGTCGCGCGCATACTGATACGCAGTTACGGCGTCCTTGGCGCGTCCGAACGGCGCCGTGCTGCGCGTCTCGAAATCGAGGTGGACCTTCTCTTCGCTCATTCCGTTGTTTTCCTGACGATCAGTCGAACAAAGGGGCGCCGGAGCGCCCCTTTTCATGGGAGGTGAGGTCAGATCATGTCCTCGTCGTCATCCTCCAGATCGTCCAGGTAGTCGTCGGCGTCAACCGGGCCGGCGCCGAACGGCTCGCCATCGCGACGGAAACGGACGACCTCGATGCTGGCAAACACGCCGTTGCCGCCCTTGTCCTTATCGGCGATGGGGTAGACGCTGACCACCGCGTCGACGTAGCAGCCGCCGTAGACGACGTTGTCCTCCTCCGCCAGCGGGCGCTTGTCGCGGTTCAGCACTTGAGGCCGGCGTTTCTCGGGGGAGGCAGCAACGACGTACTGCATGTCCTCGTAGCCGGCATAGATATCGCCTTCGGCGTTGGTGGCCTTGTTGCCATCGCGCAGCGGCTTGCGATCCCACTCGATGTTGGCGTAAATCTTGTCGGCCTTGTCCGCCCACTGCTTGCTCTTGGCGTGTTCGATGGCCGCGTTGATGGCCTTGATGTTCGCCTTACCCTCGGCCGAATCCGGGTCGATGAGGAACGCGGCGCTGAATTTGGGCGGCGAGTCGGCAGTGGATTTTTCAGCCTTGAACAGCTTCGGGAAGGACAGGCGGACGTTCTTCAGTACGGCGATATCGGGGCGTGCAGTGGACATGGTCAGTTCCTTGGTCAGATCAGGTCGTCGAGTTCATCGACTTCGTTTTGAATTTCGCCCCCGGCGATCAGGTCGTCGTCCAGATCATCGAGGTCGTCCAGCAGGTTGATGACGGGAATGAGGGCCTCCCGCTTGTCGCTTTCCGGCACCAGCGCTGGCTTACCGTCCGGGCGATGGATCAGCTCCTGAGCGGCTTTCCAGTTGCGGGTGCCGGCCACGTGCTCCATCTGCGCCGGGCTCTTCAGCTTCTGCGTGTAGATGGCCTTGGCCGGCATCTTGGCTTTCCAGAATTCCTCGGCTTCCTGCTCATCAGCCCAGGTGCGGTCGCCGAGCGTGGCCACGGCTTTGAAGCCGGGCACCGGCAGCCCCTTCAGCGCATCGTCGAGGGCGGCGGCATGCAGGTTGTTCACCCAGCTAGTGATGAGCGATTTGTGCTCCAGAACGTAGCTGCGACGCTCCGGTGTCAGGCTCGCGTGTTCGGCCAATTCGGGTTTCCTCCTACGGTTGGCGTCGAGGTCGTCCAAGCTGATACCCAGCAATTCCAGGACAAAGCGGTCCAGTGCGTGGCAGGCCGTGTGCTTCGCCGCTCGGCAGAAGCGGCAGCCCTTAGGACTTGGGTTGAGCGGCGCGTCTGGATCAAGCGTGGCGATGGCGGCCGCGGCCACTTCCTCGGCGAAGACCAGCAGCTCGTCGAGGGTCGTGTACCACTCGCTTCCACCGCCGGCGACGCGCGGCTGGTCGATACGCAGCAGGAACCGCTTGGCCTTGGTACGGTGCCGGGCGTAGTTCATCCAGAAGCCGAGGGCGTAGATCATCATCTGCTTGTTGCGCTCGGCTTCGACGGTTACGCCGCGACCGAACTTGAGGTCGTCGATGGTGATCAGATCGTCCGAGATGCCGCCGGCATCCAGGGTGCCGAAACCGCCCTCGATCCAAGGGTCCATCTGCACGCGGTATTCGAAGACCCATTCCGCCTTGGCCTCGCGGATGCGGTCGATTCCCGGCTGCAGCCAGCGGGCCCAGTCGTCGGTCACGGTGAAGGACAAGCCGTCCGCGACGACCGTCTCCCCTACCAAGTCCACGACATCCAAGCCCTCGTTCAGGCAACGCTCGCGAACGGTATGCGCGGCGGTACCTTCACTGGAGAACTCGCTGTTCTCATCGGGGAATCGCTCTTCCATCCGGGGCTTGCCCGGGCAGATCATCCAGCCCTCCGCATCGGACGGGCTCAGCCGATGATGCTCGCCGGGTGATGCTGCGATCGGCGTTCGGTCAATAGGTTGGTGCGCTGTCACCGTCCCCTCCAAAGGGAGGCCCGAAGGCCTCCTCACCGGTTATTCAGACCAGGTCGTCTTCGGATGCAGCCGCAACTTCGGCGAAGTCGGAACTGGTGGGGTCGATGTCCTCGCCGGCCATCTTGCGCTCGACCAGGTTCATCGCCAGGGCGCGGTGCTCGGGCAGCAACTCAGTGGCTTTGGCTGCGCCGAAACGCTGGAGAAGAGGCTTCACAAAGCCCGCACGCTCAGCGCGCTCTTCCTTGGTAAGGTCCTTCGGCAGATAGCGGCTGAATACCTCGACCAGCTCCTCGATGGACGGATGATCATCGGTGGCTGCCGCCTTGGTTTCGGTCTTCTTGCTCGAGTTCGCTGCGGCCTTTTTCTCGTCGGCGGCGGCTTTCTTCGCCTTGGCGTCGGCGGCCTCCGCCTCATTCTTTTTCTTCAGCTCTGCGAGTTTCTTGTCGTAGATCGACTTGGTGATCTTCACGGTATCGGGGGCCTTCTTCTTCTGCGCGCGATAGCCCGCTTCGTCGTCGACCACGCCGAAATAGCCGGTGGTGTTGTCCGCCCAATAGATAGGGCCGGTCTCAGCCGTGTCATCGCTGGCGGACGTGGTGTGCTCAACAGCGCCGGTGTGCTCGCCTGTAGACAGTGCGCGAATCGCATCGGAAAGGCCGCCGAGGGCAAGGGCGAACTTGTCGCTGATATCGAGGGTAATTTGCATGGTGTTTCTCGCTCCAGATGAGGGTGGTCGTCTGCGGCAGTGCGGCCTCAGTGGGGAGAATTGAACATCACGCCATTTCGACTTGTCAACTGTTGGTTGACAGTAAGTTGCGATCACTTGACGGAGCGTTGGGCAGCCTGGCGGGGACCAATATCGGCTTGCGCTGCTTTTCAGGCGGTCCCTAGAATGCGTGCAATTCCACAATTTGATGAATGGTGACGACTCCAATGAGCACTCCAGAAATCAGCCGCTACCGGGAGCTGGGCGACCTGCAGGACCTGCTTTTGAAGGTCTGCCCGCCGGGTGAGGCTGGCAAGAAGAGCATTCCGGTTCTGGCAAAAAAGCTGGGGGTGACCCACCAGTATCTCTACCGCTGGATAGCCGAAAATACCGTTCCGGCCAAATTCGTCCCCACCCTGGTGTCCCTGTCTGATGGAAGGGCGACCATCGAGGAATTCCACCCGTACGTCTTCGGTGTCAACCTTTAGTTGATTCACCATACTCAGCGCCTCCATACTGTCCTAAAACTAGGGCAATCCCGAGGTAGCCTGAGTGACCCTCTCCACCAACACCACCCGGCTCCGATCGCTGATGTTGCAGCACAACGTCGATATCAGCGCGGTGGCCACCCTCCTCTCACGTAGCAACAAGACCGTCCGGATGTGGCGCAGCCGCAGCGGACCGTCGATCCCTGACGCCTTGCTGGAGCTGCTGGAGCTGAAGCTGTCCGGATCGCGGGAGCTGGAGCCATGAGCGCCGCACCGCGGAGCCTCCATTACGGGAGGACAACGGCAGCCGAGCGCGGGGAACTGGCCAGCCGTGAGGCGACTTGGGGCGAAATCACCGAGCTATTTCGCGAACCGGTGCGGCGCAAAATCACCAGCGCCCAGTACGACGCGATGTCACCGAAAGACCGAGCACGGAGCAAGAACACTGGTCTGTTCTTCGGAGGCCTCTGCAAGGACGGTAAGCGGAGCGACAGCAGCCTGATATCGCGCTCGATCGTCAATCTGGACCTGGACGACAACTGCTCGGCCATCTGGGAAGATTTCACCCTGATCGGCAGCATTCCCGCACTCGCGGGTCTCGCCCATCTCGTACACAGCACCCGGTCGCATTCCGAGGCTGCACCCAAGCTACGCATCCTGATCCCGCTGTCCCGAGACGTCACGCCAGCAGAATACGAGCCCGTGGCACGCGCCTTGGCGGAGATGCTGGACTCTACGATGGAGGCGGTCGCGCGCGAGAGCTACACGCCAGCGCAGGGCATGTACTTCCCATCGGTGAGCAGCGATCAGGACTACCACTTCGCCGTGGCCGACGGCGCGCCGTTCGACCCCGACCCAGCGCTGCGAAAGTATCCGGCTGATGACGCCAGCACTTGGCCTGTGCGCGCAAAAGAGACCGCGAACGAGTACGTCGCCGGCCGGAGGATGACGCATCCGGAGGAGAAGAAGGCCCAGGCGCCGATCATCGCGGCGGTTCATCGCGCATTCGACCCATGGACCTTCATCTCTGAATTCCTGGGTGACCGGTACATTCCCGCCGGCGAGCGCTACGCCTATGTGAACGCCACCGGCGCCCCGAGCGTGCGCATCTACGACGACGCGTTCATCCAGTCCGACCACGGCTCCGACCCCGCCGTTGGCCAGCACAACACTTTCGACCTGGGCCGCATTCATCTTTTCGGCCACCTGGACGAGGACTATGACACCTCGCTCCTCTCGCCGGTCGACTGGCCTTCCTACAAGCGTATGGCTGAGTTCATGCTCGAGCAGGACGCTGTACGCGAAGCGCTGGCGGAGGTTGAGCAGGAGGTAGAATCCGAACGCAACGCCGGCATGCTCGATCTGCTCGGCGAACTGGACGACGATGAAGAAGATGGCGCCGCAGCGGAAGATGAAGACGACCTGATTGGTGCGCCGGTCGAAAAGAAAGCCCCGACGATCGAGGACGTGCTGCGCAAGGTGCGCCGCAGCATCGAGAAGGCGACAAGCCTGGACGATCTGGAGCGACGACTGGAGATCATCCGCGCCTTCCCCACCACGGACTTCCGGGACCTGCACCGCGACCTGGTCGCCCCGGACATTCAGCGCAAATTCGTCGAGCTGGTGGACCAGAAGATCACCAAGGCGACAGCGCGCAAGATGCTCTCCCCCACGGTGGAGAATCTGCGCGATCAGATGACTGGCGCCCCGCTGCCGGACTGGCTGCAGAACTGGGTGTACGTGACGAGCGAGAACAAATTCCTCAACCTGGACACCAAGGAGCTGCTGTCCAAGGAGGGCTTCAACGGCCGGTACAACAAGGAGACGGGCGACCAGTTCGGATCCAGTGACATGGGCCTGGCCAAGCTCACCGCCTTCGATGCGGCCACCCAGATTTTCTGCGTGCCGATGCCCTATTGGACCAAGTACAACCCCGAGCGGCCCGGTCTCTTCTCCGAGGACGGCCTGCTGTGTGCCAACACATACCAGCGCGCCCAGGTAGAAACTGGCAACTACAAAGGCAGCAAGGGGGTGAAGCTGCTGCTGCGCCTGGTTGAGGACCTGTTCCCGGATCCGGCGCACCAGTCGATGCTGCTGGATTTCCTGGCCCACTGTGTTCGCCATCCCGAGAAGAAGCTGAAGTACGCCCTCCTGGTCAAAGGCTGCGAGGACGAGGGTAAGTCGCTGATGTCCAAGCTGTTGCGCCAGCTTCTAGGGCGCCGCAACACGGCGATCATCGGGTCCGAGCAACTGACCGAGAAGTTCAACGGCTGGTCCTACGAGCGCCTGCTGTGCGTGGTCGAGGAAGTGAAGCTGCCCGGCAAGGAGGGCTACTACGTCCTCAACAAGATCAAACCGGTGATCACCAACGACGAGACGCCGATCCGGCGCATGCAGAAGGACGTCACCACCGAGCACAACTTCTGCAATATCTACCTCACCACCAACTTCGAGGACTGCCTGCCGCTGGAGGAAGACAACACGCGCTTCCTGGTGCTGTTCACTCGCTTCCTGACCAACCAGGAGGTCATCGACTGGCGGGAGGCGCGTATCGCCGAGGAAGGCTGCGACTACGTCAGCGACCTCTGGGACCACATCGCCGACCGCCCCCACCAGTTCCTGGAGTTCTTCAGCAGCTACAGCTTCAGCGAGCACTATCGGCCGAATGGGCGCGCCCCCAACACAGAGTTCAAGGCCATCATGGCCGAGGATGCCAAGACCGAGGAGCGCCAGCTGCTGGAGCAGATGCTCGAGGAAGGCAAGGACCCCTCGATCACCGACGACATCCTGCTCTGGTCGACCTTCCGCACCGAGTTGGACCGCCGTAGCATGGGCGCTTCCCTGAAGGGGCGTGGCGTGGCGTCCTTCCTGAAGCCGATGGGCTTCGTACGGGCGCGAACGACGTGCCTGAGCATCGACGGCGAACGGCGCAAGGTGCAAGTGTGGACACGCAACACCAGTCTGCTGGAGAAAGGCGGTGCGCTGACGCCGAAGGGGCTTGAGCTGGTTCGCAACGCGCTTGTCGAGCATGAAGAGTTGGACGACGTTGATTCGCTGGTCGACAACGTGATCCAGATGCGCCGTTAGCGAATTCCGATTTTTCGGATTTCAGAGCCGCCTTCGGGCGGCTTTTTCGTGTCCGTCACGAATCCCGATTTTTCCGGTTTCACCATCCGGGTCGCTGAATCCCGATTTTTCGGAATTCGCGCGGCGCCACCCGGTCGGTTTCCGCTCGAAACGAAATCCGATTTTTCGGGATTCAGAGGAAAGTGGGATAACGGAGAAAGTGGGATAAGGAATAGGGACAGCCTGGAGCCCTAGTGCCCCGCGGCTTTCGGGAAATCGTATCCCAGTAAAACAGTTATCCCACTTTCTTCAACTCTTATACATACGAGACGTAACATATGTGAGCGGGTGTGTCTTACCGGGTCATGCTTGACGTAAAAACACTCCTTATGTGCGTTTATATAATTATCTAGGATAAGTGGGATAAGTGGGATAAGCAGCGCTGGAGCTACCGATTTTGCTGGCTTCCCGCTTATCCCACTTTCCTATCCCACTTAATTTAACTGGGATAAGGGCGCATCTGCGGCAGGCTGGCACCCGGGAAGCACCCGACCGGCTTCACGCGCCCTCTCGCACTCCTGGTACGCCCGCCCGGATTGCAGTTGCAGGTTGCAGTTCTTCAGCGCCGCCCTGAACCGGACAGCGAACCGGCCGACGTCTTCGAAGTCGCCCCCACCCCAGACCGGTGCTGGGCAATCGCGCAGGAAGCGCTCGGGCAAGTAGACCCGCTTGTACTCGGTCTGCGTGACCACCGGTTGATCAGCGCAGGATGTCATCAAGCTGGCGAGGCACAGGCACGCCAAGGCACGCAATGCTTTCATCGCTATCCTCCTCGGTTTTGACGATGTTTCCGATCTGATCGAGGGCTTGGCCGAGCCTCCGATCGTTCGCTTCGATCCCCCCGGCCAGAACGCCCAGCTGAGTATCCAGCGCGTCGAACCGACGCAGCAGCAGTTCGGCCTGCTGGCGCTGTTCCCCCGCCACCTGCAGCGCTTGCAGCGCCTCGTTCCGGGCCACGGTGGCGTCCTGCCAGGCCTCCTTCAGCAGCCAGGCCAGCCCCAGCACCGCAGCAAACAGCACCGCAGCAACCCCTGTCAGTACCTTCACGACACCCTCCTCGTATCAACCGAAGCGCACCTCGGTGACAACTTTCACAAAATCCAAATCAACTGTTTGTTGACAACATAGGCAAAGGGCCACCACAATCGGCCCCCATCATCCGCCCACGCCACGATAACCGTGCCGGCGGCAGCCACACGAGGGGGTTTTCAATGCGACAGCAGGACATTCGATTCGGCCGGGCCACGGTGGTGGTCGACCAGCGCGGCGGCTGGGCCCTCCCCGGTGGCAAGCGCACCGAGAAGCGGCTTGAGGCGATGGCCGTTGCCGCCGGGATCGACGCGATTCTTACCGCGAAAGCCGAGCGTGTGGCCGAGCCGGAACCGACCCCCTTGGTGATCTCCAGACGCCGGGCCGAAAGCCCCCGTTTGATTCACAGCCGTACATAACGATGAAACCGGGGACTTGCGCCCTACCCAGTACCTACGCATGGGCGACGGTTCAATCGTTGATTCCTTGCGAGACGTTAACGCTAGAAACAGCACCGAGACGCCAGTGGGCGCCCTTGCATGTTTCGAGAAGTGAGAGAGCCTAGTTGCCATGTCCACCCTGACGGTCTCCAACAGTCGATGCCAATGCTCGGGATGTGGCGAGTTCTTCAACTCGCTGTCGCCCTTCGACAAGCACCGCATCGGGAGGCACGGAGTGGACAGACGATGCCTTAGCGAACCGGAAATGCTCGAAGCGGGAATGGACAAGAACACCGCGGGCTATTGGGTAACCGCCAGAAACGAGGGCGGATTCTGGGGCAAGAAGGAAGCCCCGGATGACCTGGACGAACTGATCTGACCATCTACGAGGAAGCGGGTATGTGCGATTGCAAGAGCAAAATGGAAGCTGTTTTGGCAGAAAAACTTCAGGGCACGCTGCCCGCTGATGCCCAGGACCTGAGCGTGAGCCTTGGCGGCTACGCCCTCCTGCTGGGCGCGGGCGGGCAACTCGAGCACAAGAACCAGGTGGAGGTACGCGGGACCTACTCGGTACCGGGGAAAGCAGGCACGAAGACGAAGAGCGTGAAGCTGACCCTCACCGGAAACTTCTGCATGTTCTGCGGCCAACCGTACGGTCGCGAGCACGCGCCTGGCGAAAACTGAGGGCGACGTGATGGCCAGGCATGGAGCAAAAAAGCGCGGCTGGAAGACGAAGACGGTGGTTTTCAACCGCATCCAGTTCGAGACCGCCAAAGCTGTGCTGCTGGAAGTATCCGGGCACGGCGGCCGCCTGCTCTTTGTCTGGCTCCCTCTCGCCGTGTGCGTCGAGTTCGGCCTGAACACCGTGATCGTCCACCAGACGACCTGGAACCAGTCATTGGCCAAAGCCACTTGGAAGATCGACCCGGCCGGCCTGGCCGAGGATCTGCGGACCTCGATCGAGCACACCGACTGGGATAACCCTAGAAACCAACCGAAGGGAGTACAACCATGCTGATAGTTGATGGACTGAAGTTCGCGAACTTGGCAGGCGCGCTTGCACGTTTGCTGACCGCTGACGTGGGGGCTGCTGATGCGGGCACCACTTACCAGGTCCGCCCATTCAGGCCCACACGCCGAAGCCGGCGCAACCCGAACGATCCGCGTCAGGCACACCTGCTGGAACTGGCCCGGGCGAAGCGCGAGCGTAAGGAAGACAAGCGAGTGCGGGACACGCTGGCGTCAACGCTCAACAACCTCGCGCACGCAGGGTCTGGGCCATCGCTGAATCCGTTTTATATCGCCCGCTGAATCAACTATCAGTTGACTGATTCACCCACCCAAAGGAGCAACACCATGTCCAAGCAAAACCTGATCGAAACCGTCGCCGTCCAGACCAGCACCAGCAAGGCCGAAGCAGGCCGAATGGTGGAGGCGGTCCTGGCAGGCCTTCAGAACGAACTGGCCGCGGGCCGTGAAGTTCGCATCGTTGGCTTCGGCACTTTCAGCCCGGTCACCCGAGCAGCCCGTACCGCCCGCAATCCCAAGGATGGCGAGCTGGTCAACGTCCCGGCGAAGGTCGTCGCAAAGTTCAAGCCCGGCACCAAGCTGCTCGAAGCGCTGAACTGAGCGAGGGCCGGCTGATGGAAAACCAACACCGCAAGATCAAAGGCTACCGGGAGCTGAGTCAGCAAGAGATTGACCTGATGAACCGCATCAAGACCAAGGGTGCCGAGCTGCTGGAGCTGCAGGACGAGCTGAGTGCCTACATCCGGAATGAATGCGCCAAGCGTGCAAAAGCCGTGCTTCAGTTCCCCGCCGACAGTCAGGACGATGCTGCCCTGGCCGCTCGTGAGGAAATGGACCGGTTCGAGCGAGCCGAACCTCAACGCTGGACGTCGATCGGCAAGACCGATATCCAGACGGGCATCATGGCGCTTGTTCGCGCCGTGGCACAGCCGGCCGGGGTCTGATCGGCATGTGGGTCCTTTTCTGGCATGCAGAATCCGACTGCTACTGGTGGGTGGAAGACCCAACCGAGGAGGATTACGAGGGAGATGGACTGGTGACACCGGTCACCTGCTTGATCGAACACCACTACCTCTCCCGCGACGAACATGGCGTGCCGTGGCCGGATGGCTGGAAGGACCCGCTGATCTGAACTGCAAAACTGGGAAACCCGCTTCGGCGGGTTTTCTTTTGCCTGCGTTTTCCGTTCCCCTCGAATCCAGAAAAATCCGATTTCGTGCATCGGAGGTGCCTATAGGCGAATTCCCGAAAAACCGGGTTCGCAGTGGCCCGGTTCATATCGAGGAAACACGCCCGAGGCGCCTATTGAAGGGGCTGAAACTTCTCGAATTCCGAGCCTCCGCGACCCCCCGGACGCCCGTATTCCCTGGATGGGACCCAGAGCGAGGCCCTGGGGGCGGCCACGACCAGCGCCACGAGTTCGGAAACATCGGGATTCACGGGATACAGGCACACGAGAAGTTCGGGAAAAACCGGATTCAGGAATTGCGCGAAACACGGATTCAATCCGCGCTCCGCCCTGGCGCCCCGCTCCCCTGCTGCTGCAGATGTCCGCCAACAGGTGCCCCTGGCATTGGCGCCAGGTAGCGCTGCCCTCTCGCATGGCGCACTTACTTATCAACTGTTAGTTGACACGGTTGATGGCATGGCGATATCGTTTAGTCCCCAGTCGGGGAAACGAAGAGAGGAGTTCCAGATGATTCGGACTTTCAATACCGGGCGCCAGTACAGCGCCGAAGGCCAGCGGATCGCATACCGCGTGACGAGCATCAAGCCTGACGAAGATGTGCCAGGCATGGACTGGGCCACTGTCGAATTCGCCGACATTGATCGCGGGATTTCGGGCGTGCTGAGCATCATGCTGATGAGCGAGGAAAGCGTGACCGGCCTTTGTGTGCTCAATGCCTACGATGCTGGTGGCTACGGCTGGCTTCCTCATGCGGCAGAGGACGAACTTAAGGCTGCCTTTCAGGAACCCGCGGACCCGGTCGCTGGACCAGCTGGCCGCGGCGTTTCCAGCACAAGGGGCCTCGTCCACGTTAACGCACGCAAAATCGCCGCTTATAGGGATGCGGTGGCACGAGTAGGCTTTGACCGCGTTAGGAGTGCGATAGGACGCGCGGCGAGCAACGCTTTCGAACTTGCGCATGACGCGCACCGCCGGCGCCAATACGAAAACATCGTGTGCGACTTCCTGACACGCGCGGAAAGCGGGGCGGCGACTGGCAACGGCGGCGTTTATGGACTCCTGATCAGCTGCGAGGAGGAGTAACCCATGCTCAGCATCACAGCCCTACGGAACCCCGCATTCCTGGCCAAGATTGGCCGAGCCATGCGCGATGCGGTAAGCGACTCAGCCGGCGCCCTGCAGGTCGGGATCGCAGCAGCCTACAACCGCAACGGCGCGCCATCCCTCCGCGTCGTGCACCGCCGGGGCGCTTTCTCAGGATTCGAGTTCTTCGATACAGCGGACCGCGATGTCACTGATCAGGTCATCGCCGCCCTACGGCAGTTCGGCAGCATCGAGGCCGCGCAATGACACCCAAAGTGTTCGCCGCTGCAGCCGCCGCGTTTGCATTCGCATACCAGCAGGCAGTCGCCGGTCGGTGCGTCCGTCTGGAGAAGTCCGGCGGCGCCTGGCGCGTTCTTCTGCTGCCTACAGAATCAACAAACAGTTGACACAAATAACCATCGAGGTGACACAACATGAATGACGCAACTAATAGCGCCCCGGCGCAAGCCGACGCCCAGATGTCCAGCATCCGCGACATGGTCGCCGCGCTCGATGTCGACTACGACCAGCTCGAATACTTGCGCGATGAGCGCAAGGTCCTAGCCGATGAGCTGGACGAGGCCGCCGAATGCGTCAAGTTCCACCATGCTGGCGAGCTGGACGCCGACGGCACCAATACGGAACACGTCGAGTACCGTCGCTGCCGTGACGAACTGGCCGCATGGGATGCCGACAACAGTGAAGAACTGGCCGACCTGCAGACCGCTGCCGGCGATTGCGAAAGCCGCGAGGATGCGGAGAAACGCATTCAAGAAGACGCGCTTTCGGTCGAAGTGCGTAGCGATTGGCACGAGCCCGGCGCCGGTTCCGAGCCTACCGAATTCAAGATCGTGCTCTGCACCGGCGGCCCTCATGTGCAGATACGGGGGGAGCTATCCCAAGGCGAACCGTCGCGCGCGTGGCTCGAGTATCAGGATTGGGGCACACCGATGACCGAGCGCGTCAACGATGACGGAGATCAGGAAGCCCTGCTGACCTACGCCCAATGTTTCTATTTCGGGGAATGACGCCATGCAGACCCAACAAACACCGCACGGCGAACCCGGGCACCTGAACGTCTACGTCCGCGACCATGACCGCGTGGTGACCGGATACGGGCGTCATGACCGCGTGGTCGTAACGCTCCCGGGAACCGAGGGGCTGTATATCCGCGTCGACCATAAATGGAACCTAGGCATGCCGACGCATGAACAGATTCTGGCTGTAGCACGCAAAGAGCAAGGCGTTCGCGGACGGTGGGCGTTCTCTTATGCGAAACAGTGGGCGGACGGCTCCAGCACCGATTTTATCTTTATTCCGACGGAACGCGGCCCGGCAATCCCGCCCCTTGAGCCCCATTGCGGAAGCTGGGTCGTTACGCGCAAGAGCGACGGCCAGGTCATCGGCGAGTTTTTCCACCGGCGAAGCGTCGAGCGATTCAATCCTGAAAAAGTTCTTATCGAGACCGCGGCGCAATACATGGGGCGGCTCAACCGCGACCCGACTGCGAATATTCACGCCCGCAAAATCAACTTTTAGTTGAGGAACCACAGCATGGAAACCAACACTCCCCGTCTGACCGTCGGATGCCTTGCCTACCTGGACACGATCGCGTCCGGACTGGTGCCGCTGAAGGTCATCCGGATTCTTGAGGATCAGCGCCAGGATGGAAAGCCCGTCCCGGTCGTTGTCGCCCGCGTCACGGCGGCTCGCCCGGGCTATGCACGGGGCGAAACCCTGACATCCGAAAGCCTGGGACGGATCGTCCCGCGCGACGCCGTGAAGCGCTTCCGAGGTCAGGTGTTCCCGCGCATTCTGCCCTTCGCAATCGGTCCCGCGGAGACCCGAAACGGCCTGTCCGCCGGGCTCGTGGTGGAGCTTCAGAACGACCCGGCGACCATTGCCCGCATCGAGCGAGTATGTGCCGACGGGCTTCATATGGTCGTTCGCGGCGACGGTTACGTGTTCCGCACGCTGGTCGCCCTCTGGCGCCCTGTCAACCCGCAGTGAGGGCGGCGAATATGCCCATTGGACCGAAAGAAACCTTGCTTCGCGCGAAGGCGACAACCGCCAGCCAGGAGAGCAAAACAGTGGCGAACAACGATAAGGATCCGATATGGCCGATCGTCTACGTTTACGCGGCCTATAACTTCGTTGCCAGGGTCGCGCGCATCGTCATCATCATCATCGCAATCTGGACGGCTGTTAAACCGTCCGGCAGCATCCTGGCGGCCCTGCTGATGCTGCTGGTCGCCGGCGCCATCCGAACGATGAACTACAGCGACGACCATCGCGAACGCTTGAGATAGCCCCACCCCTTTTTCCCAGAGCCCGGCCCGCCCGGGCTTTTTTGTGCCAGCTATTCCGGCAGCGGGATGTCCGCGATCGGCGGGAACGGGCCGCGAACGATGCCCGACGGCATCCACACCAGATAAGCCCGCCATTCGGTGCCCTCGGCAACTGGACAATAGGTCAGGAAAGAGCCCGCCGCGATTCCAGCCCCGGCCCGATAAACGAAAACACAGCCCCCCGCGCCGGCAGCCGAAAGCGCCCGCTGCACTTCCGGGACGAAGTCCGTTCGCCAGGGCCCCGGATACTGCTGCGCCAGGGCTTGGGGATCCACTGGCCTCTCATCCACGCGCGCCGCCAGCAGCCACCAGAGCAACGCGCCGCCAGCAGCCAGGCCGACCAGCAGAAGAACGACGGGCCGCCAGGGGTTCGCCCCGGCCGGCGGTGGCGGCGGCACGCGCCCATCGAGCTGGCCGAAGGCCGCGGCCCATCTTCTTTCTTTGGCCGCTTGCCGCCGGGCGTTGTTCGCCTCTTCGACGTGCGCATAGATGACATATCCCGCCACGCTCGCCAGCACCGCGCCGACCAGCATCAGCAGCCCCTGAAGCGATCCACCCATCGCGCCCCCTCCCTGTAGTGGCCGAACGATATCGCGACACCCAACCAGGGTCAAAGCCATGCCGTTCGATTCATCGCGCTGTACAGCTCTTCCGCTTACTTTGCCACCCTGGCGAGACCTTTACTTTGGCGGCCCAGCGAGACCTTTAGACCAGCAGCGCGGGAGCGCGGCGCCAGCCCGGCGCGACTACTTCGGCGGCCCAGCGAGACCTTCGGCGTCATCGAGTAGATTGCCCCCACTCGAGCTGCCGCGGCGGCGACCGACGTGAAGCCGCCCTACTTTGCCACGCTGCCGAGACCGCTCATGCCGGGTAGCGAAGCTGCGCCTGAATAATCAACTTTTCATCAACCAACCTCTTGATAGTCAACTATTGGTTGACTTAATATCAATGCGCAATCAACTTCTGCCACTACCAAGTTGGAGTAACCATGACGATCAAGCTGTTCAAGGACGTGCTGTCCTACCGCTTCACCCAGCCCATTCCGCTGAGCGACATCGACGCCCTTTCGGAAGCGCTGGCGAGCAAGGCGGCCCGGCGCCCGGCCAACCAGGAGCTGACCACCCTGGGCTTCATCGAGCCCCTGGGCGTAGAGGGGGAATTCGTCGAGCCGCTGCCGAACCGCAGTCTCTTCATCTCGATGCTGAAACATGAGCGCCTGCTGCCGAGCAAGGTGGTGAAGCAGAGCGTCGACGCCAAGGTCCGCGAGATCGAAGAGGACCAGATGCGCAAGGTCTACGCCAAGGAAAAGGCGCGGATCAAGGACGAGGTGGTGCAGGCTCTGCTGCCGCGGGCGTTCGTCGCGCACAGCCGGCTCAATGCCCTCATCGCCCCGCCGTACATCTTCGTCGAGACCACCAGCGCCAAGAAGGCCGACGAGTTGCTGTCGTCGCTGCGTGAAGTGCTCGGCAGCCTACCGGTCCGCCCGGTGGCCACCAAGGTCTCGCCGATCGTGAGCTTTACCGACTGGGTGGCGCGCGGTGACTTGAGCGCCCCGGCGGGCTTTGCCCTGGGCGAATCGTTCCAATCCCGAGGTGCTTCCGAAGAAAGCTCGACCCTGAGCGGAAAGAACGTCGACCTGGGCGAGGAAGATATCGTTCAGCTGATCGAGGCCGGCCGGCGGGTCAACCAGCTCGAACTGATCTGGGCGCCTGAGAGTGGCCCCGGACGGACTGGCGTGCCCTTTACCGTCAACGAGATGCTTGCGATCAAGGGCGTCCAGTGGCCGGAGGAGCTGCACCAGCAGATTCGCGACGACGTCGGCGCTGACCCCGACAAGGTGACCGAAGCCCGCGCCAGCTTGCTGCTGATCGGCGAGCAGTTCAAGGAGCTGCTGGCGGCCCTGCTCGACGCGCTGGACGGCGAAGAGGTCCCGCAGGACGCCAATGACTTCGAGCAGCCCAGCGACGCGGATGACGAGGAGGAGCTGGTATGAGCCAGTCCATGACGAAATTCGTAGCTCGCCTGCCTGATGAACTGCACGCCGAGATCAAGTCCGCGGCCAGGACCAACGGTCGCTCGATGAACAGCGAGATCATCCAGCGGCTGCGCCAGCCAGGCCCTGAGGCGGTCACGTCGCTGACCCTACAGGTCGACACCAAGGAAGCGTCGGCGGAGCTGGAGCGGTTGCTCGCCAGCCTGCGGGCGGATACCACACGCAGCCTGACAGCCGGAGGTGTCCAGTGAAGGCCCCCGCTATCACCACTCAAGTCGGCGGCCAACATTACCTGGGTCTCCAGATACGGCCGACCGAGTTCGCGATGACCAACGGCATGGACCCGTGCGCCCATTCCGTCCTGAAGTACGTCAGCCGCCACCGGGCGAAAGGCGGCCGCCTGGACCTCGAGAAGGCCATCCACTTCATCGAGCTGCGCGAAGTCTTGGCCACTGCGGCCCACCAGGTCACCGACTGGCCGGTCACGCCGGAGGAATACTGCCGGGCCAACCGGTTGCCCGTCCTGGAGACCGCCGCGGTGATCGGTCTGTGCCTCTGGTTGCAGACCGGGCAGCAGCACTACGCGGCTGAGCTGGAGGGTGTGATCGGCGAACTGGTGAGCATGTACCCAGCCGATCTCCAGGAGGCAACGACGGCCCTTGTGCATCCCACGCCGCGTATCAAACAACCCATCGAGGACCTTACGACATGAGCCTTTTGGAAAGCGCCGTGCGCGCATTGGATGGAATCGTTGAACAGGAGCACGTCGGCATCGAAGAGTGCCCATACCGGGCTGTCGAGCACACGTTCGATGGGCTTCAGGCAGCACAGGCGCTGTGCCACTTCCTCGCCAAGTCGTCGGGCTGGTGGGAGGAATTCGAGACCATGCCGGAGGAATTCAAGCTGCTCTGGATCGGCACCAAGGTCTCCCTCATTCACAGCGAGGCTTCCGAAGCGCTGGAAGGCTTCCGCAAGGGTCTGATGGACACCCACTTGCCGCACCGCAAGGCAGCCGAGGTGGAGCTGGCGGACGTCCTCATTCGCACACTGGACCTCGCGGGTGGCCTCGGCCTGGATCTCGCCGGCGCCGTGATGGAGAAGCTTGCGTACAACCAGCAGCGCGCGGACCACAAACCGGAGACCCGGGCGGCCGCCGGCGGTAAAGCGTTCTGACGGGTTTCGTTCGCCCGCAGAATCAACAAACGGTTGATTTAACCAACGAATAACCTGGAGCAGGTTGATGACAGCGAAAGACAAAGAGGCGCCCCAACCGACTGCGCGCGAGCTGGCCGGCAGCGCCATTCTCCTCGCAATCATCTTCCTGCTGCTCTTGGGAGTATGAGCGAATGAACGATCGAGTGAAGAAACTGGAAGAGGCGCTGCGCCATCTAGTTGCTGTCACCACCCCTGACGCAAACGGCCAGATTGGAGCCCAGGAAGAGCACCGCGCTGCGCTCGACACTGCTCGCGACACACTTTCTGAGCAGGCCGCGCCTTGCGCCAAATGCGGAGGTTCCGGCCTTGTCGATGACGGGGAAATCGACTGCTACCCGGATGGCGAGCCCTTCGAAAATGGCCCGGTGAAATGCGTCAAGGATTGCCCCGCCTGCGCGACCCGCAAGCTTGATGCAGCCCCGACGCAGGATGAGCGGGAACTATGCCCCTCCTGTCAGGGTAGCGGATCAGGCGGCGGCCGGATGCACTGCAACGCCGCTGGCGATTCGGAGTATGAAGCGTTCCGCTGCGAGAACTGCGATGGTTTTGGATGGAATATCGCACGCCCCGCTCAGACCGAGCAGCCGCCGGCGGCCGAATGCACGAGCGAGGATCGATGGAACTGCAAGTATTGCCGCAAGGGTGAAACCTGCGCCGCGCTGAAAGATGAACGGAACTTCGGCAGCCCCATGAAAGCCGCCCCGGAGCCAGAACAGGGCGGGCTGGTGGAGGCATTGCGTGAAATCCTCAACGCCTCAGACCTCGATCGCGCTCAGGCCGTAGCGAACCGCGCACTCGGATGCCATTGGTCCGCCCCCGCAAGCACAGCTCCGCAGCCGGTAGTCGTGCCGGAAGGCTGGCGATTGGTCCCGACTGAGCCGACCGCGATAATGCGCGAGGCGTTCCACCTGAGCTATGCGCGGTACGAAGACGGCCGCGGTGAGTGCCCGGATTCGCAGTGGAAAGCCATGTTGCGGTACGCCCCTGCAGCCCCGATCACCCAGACTGCCCAGCAGCACCCTGACGACGAGGCTGTTGATCGCTTCGCCGCCGCCATGAAGGTCAAGCTGGCGGCGGGTCGCGCCAAGGGGCGCACTGGTTGGGATGATCCGAACGTCGTAAGCGTCGAATACCTGGCCGAGCAACTGGTTGAACACTTGGGCAAGGGCAACGCCGGCACGTTCGAGGACATCGGTGCGTTCGCAATGATGCTGCACCAGCGCGACGCCGATCCGGAGATGCTGGCGGGTGTGCTTGGCTGCGTGCTCCCGGACCTATTGCCGCAGGACATACAACAGCTGCGCGGCGCGCTGCAGCTGGCCTACCCGTTCGTCCGGGAGGCGCGCACGCGGGAAGCACGGCGTCGGCTGCACCTCATTGATAAGGCCCTGAAAGGCGTACCGCAGCCTGAGCAGAGCAGGCTGCTGGAGGCGCTGGAGCAGTATGCTGACGACAGCAACTGGTGCTATGACACCTGCAGCATCAGCCGAGACATAGCCAAGAACGCGCTCGCCGCCTACCGCGCCGCCCTGTCCGCCAAAGGAGCAGCCCATGAATAAGGCCAAGCGCTACGACGCCAACGTCTTCTTCCCGGGTTGCCTCGGTCCGCTCGCTCGCGAGGTTGTTCTGGCCGAAGTGCACGATGAAATCGTCGCTGCGCTGGAGTCCCGGCCGACTCCCGATGCCTACGACGCGGCCATGAAGGCGCTCTGGAAACACCGGGATCGCTGTGCGGAGCTGGTGCAGCTGATCAAGCGCATCGTCGCCCATGCGAATCGCGACCGGGACAACGAGCGGCACGGTGCGCCGAACCACTGCCACCGCGTGCGCAACCACTGGGATGCTGACGGTAGCCTCTGCCAGAAATGCGTGGATTGGGATCAGCTGCGTGCGGTTGCTGCTGAGCTGCCCGATCTGAGCCAACTGACGCCGGGCGCTCCGGCCCCCATCGCATCAGTCCCTGGCCTGCGTGAGTACGTGGAGCGCGGATTGGCCGACGGCACGCTGACGCTCGGGGGTCCCATCACTGTCAGCGGAGAGCTGCCTAAATTGGGTGCACTATGCCAAAAGTGATCGGTCAAGATGCGGGCGTCATTAAGCGCGCCACGTGCAGGAAATGCGGGGCGATCAATGAGTACACACCGAACGAAGAGCGTGTGCTCAATCAGGGCCGTGACATCTCGGGTTGCATGTGTAGGACGAAGGGCTTCAACTGCGGCCAGCGCGGCGCGGAGGTCATCACCTATGCCAACTGACCGGGCGCCCCGCACTGTTCCCGATCGAATGGTCGCGATCGCCATCGTCGAAATGTTGGCGGCCAATGGGACCTCAACACGTTATAGCCCGTGCGCTTTCTACGATGATGATGCCGAGATGCACGAGGAAATTTGCGCCGCGCTTGAGCAGCACACCGGTGTCGGCTTCGGAAAGCTCCCCCACCAGTACCTGCACCGCAGGTTCATGAGGGTGTGCAACCACCTTGAGAGATGGGGCGTCCTGAACGGAAGAGCTACCCGCAACCCGGACCGCCAGTACATCGGCGAGCCGTATGGCTGGAAGGATTTCTGGCTGGCGAACCCGAGCACCGCAAAGCGCCTCCGGCCGGACCTCCACCCTGAGTACAAGAACGATTGCATCAGCGGCCCGGAATGGGAGATGGACTACCTGCTGCGCCGGGCCTACCCAAAGGAGACAAGCGATGCCGGCGCCCGCCGCGTGAAGGGTGAGCTGCCGGCGAACAGGGGGATTCCGGGATGAACTCAGTCGATGCTGGTCGCCGCCCTGCTACGCTTGACTCACCGAGCATTCCCCTGCGTGGTGAGGCTGTCAGTCGAATCTCGGGCATCCCGTAAAGGAGATAGCCATGATGATAGCCAGATGGGCAACTGCAGTTCTTTTCTCGTTAGCGATAATCACGACCTGTACCGCCGCCGAGGAGCAACAGGAAGCCGAACCTATCAATTTCAGCGAAACGATCCTCCCCGAGGCGTACCTGCAGCAGTTGATTGAAACCGGTGTTATCAAACAGGCGGAGGACAAAGAGGCGCAGGTGGGCATTCAGTCATGCCCTCCGCCCAGCAGCATATGCCGGTGCGGCGTCTCGTACAGATGTTGTAATTCCGATGAGAAGTGCGGATGTCAGGGTGGGCTAGCCCCAGTCTGCGTCCGTTAAGTACGACTCTTGATGCTCCACAAGGGCGCCACGCTGTAGCAGCTACAGCTGCGCCCTCTCCTTCTCATCCGTCATCAGCGCCTTGAACAGGTGCAACGCGACCAAGTTTCCGCCCACCTCTTCCCGCCAGGCTTGGTGAATCGTCTGGTAGAACCTGTCGATCTCGGCCATGACGCGGCGGTAGCGCTCGATCTCCAGCGTGAGCCGGCGCACATCATTGGCGGACGGTTCAGCCCACATACGGCGCATCTCGGCCCGCGTGATCGGCCGGAATTCGGGTAATCCAGTTTTCATAGCGCCACCAAATACTGTACATGCATACAGCATTCTGACACAGCGACGCACCGTGGTGACAGGCCGCCGATCACCGGCAGATAGTCAACTGAATGTTGTTCTATCAACTGTTAGTTGATTATACTAGGCCGTATCAGATCGACTCGCCAAGGAGCATAGCGATGGCAACCGGAGCACCCGTCGTGGACAACCCACTCCTCACCGTGAAACAGGTGTCAGCCTGGATCGGGATGAGCGTGGCGACCATCTACCGCTGGATAGCAGAAAACAAATTCCCCGAGCCGGTTAAGCTGGGCAACCGATCGGTTCGCTGGCCAAAGGCCGATATCGAGGCATGGCTTTCGGATCAAAGGGTTCCGTCGTAGCCGCCAACTCGTCCAGAAAGTCCGCCCAGAACTGCATCATCTCGCGGCGGTTCTCGACATACATCGCATGGTTGTACGATTTCCGGGTCCTGTTTTCGTCGGCATGCGACAGCTGCGATTCGATCCAATTACCCGGAAAGTCGATCTCGTAGAGCGCCGTCGACAACGTACCGCGAATGCCGTGCCCAGTCAGCCTCCCCTTGTACCCCATCCGCTGGATAGCCTGGTTCAGCGTGTTCTCGCTGAGCGTTTTGCTCGGATCGTGGCACCCGGGCAGCAGTAGCTCGTACGATCGAGTCTGCCGCTGTAGCTCCTTCACCACTTCGATAGCCCGCCGTGACAAGGGGACCAAGTAGTCCGGTACGTCGTCACCCTCGGCCTTCACCAGCTTGCGCAGCTGCTTGACTGTGCCGGCCGAGATGGTCCAGAGCCCCTTTTCCAGATCGAACTGGTCGTGCGTCGCATGCCGCAGCTCGGCGGTGCGCACCCCGGTAAGCAGAAGCAGCTCGACGCCCAGGCGCACCACCGAGCTGCCCCGGTAAGCGCGCAGAGCCCGGACGAACTCGCCCAGCTCGCTGCATGCCAGGTGTGGGTTGTGCTTCACTGGCGGCTGCTCGGCGGCCACGATGTCCAAGTCCGTCGCCGGGTTGATGTCGACGTAGTCGTGAACGATCGCGTAGCGGAACAATTGGTGCAGCCAGGTGCGGATCTTCTCCGCGACGTTCAGCGCGCCCCTCTCCTCCACCCGCCGCATGACTCGCAGCACATCCGAGCGCCGCACCTCCCTGATCGGCATCTCGCCCAGCACCGGCAGCACGTCCTTCTCGAAGTAGCGTCTTGCCTGGGCGGCCGAACCTTTCCGCCCCTGCGTCAGCCGAGGGGAGCGGAAATCGAGCCATTCCTTCGCCACCTGCTTGAACAGAACGACGCCGGCCGCGGCTTCAATTTCCGCCTCGGCCGCCTTGCTTTCCGCCTCGGCCGCCGCCTTCGGGTCGACACCCAGCGCCAGCTGCTCCCTGGCCTGGTCCCTCATCAAACGGGCGTTCTTCAGCGACACCTCTGGGTACGCGCCGAAGAACATCTTGGGTCGGCCGTTGGCGAAGCTGTAGCGGAACACCCAGTGCTTGCTGCCGTTCGGGCGGATGAGAATCACAAGCCCCAGGCCATCGCTCAGGGTATATTCCTTAGCGGCGGGCTTGGCTTGGCGGATGGCGGTGTCGGAGAGTGGCATTGGTACCCTGAACCTCGCTCAAACTCATAGGGGACCCCTAGGGGTACCACTTATGATGCGCTGGGTTGCGCTTGTTTGAGAAGACCCGAGACAGCCTTAGAAACCAAAAAGCCCCAATGACGGGGCTTTGAGGGTGGTTTTGAGCAGACCTGAGATCATCTGAAAACCCGAATTGGTGCGGACGGAGAGACTCGAACTCTCACACCTTGCGGCGCCAGAACCTAAATCTGGTGTGTCTACCAATTTCACCACGTC